TTGTGGTAATGCTAGTGTTTATGGTAATGCCAGTGTTTATGGTAATGCTTGGGTTTATGGTAATGCTCAGGTTTATGGTAATGCTAGGGTTTGTGGTAATGCCAGTGTTTATGGTAATGCCAGTGTTTATGGTAATGCTTGGGTTTATGGTAATGCTCAGGTTTATGGTAATGCTCAGGTTTATGGTAATGCTAGGGTTTATGGTAATGCTTTAGTTCGTGATAATGATGAAATAGAAAAAGAACATCAAGTTATAAATTTACTAGGTTTTAAATTTAATATAACATTAACACTAACTGCATTAAAAGTTGGATGTAAAGATCTTAATCCAATGGAAATCGATAATTATCAATATTCTGATTTTAAAAATGAAATTAGTGAGGTTGATTTTGAATTGACAAAACAAATTATAAAATTAAGTTATGAAAGAATGTTAATGATCGAGATGGGAAAATAATAAATTGACACAATAGGTAATTTAAAGTAAGATATAGGAAAGGGGACTTTATGAAATTTACTTTTGACATGGAAACTATTGTAAATGAAATGATTGACGATGGATATCATATTGGAGATTTAAAAACTGATGACATTCACAATAGATTTTTCGAGTATCTAATGGAAAAAACTGATATTATTGAAAAATTTGAAAGCCAGTTTAGTAAAACTCATCAAGAAATGGAAAATGATTACGAAAAACCTTTAAGTTATGAAGCATTTAAAAAGGAGATAAACAAATGAAAAAAGTTCCAGTTTACTTAAGCGAATCAGAAATTGAAGAGATTTTAAAAGCGTTAGCCGATTATTGTAACGAAAATGATGACTTACAAGAAAGATTAACGGACGAACTTGAAACTTTCCAAGGATAAAAAACATGAGAACTTTCATTTTAACAGACAAGACAAATTCAAGTCAGGAAATTTTAGGTGAATTACATAAATCTGGACTAAATTTCAGAAAAGTGAAAAGATTAGAAAATAATAATGAGTTTACTTGTTATTTTGTTGAAACTGAAAGTAAAAAAGAGCAGAAAAACGTCTTATTATTGGCGAAAAATACTGGAAATTTGGCGTCTTTGTTGGCTGTAAAGGATAACTTAACGGTACAAAAAGGTGATAAACTAGTGGCGAAATTTACCAAAATTGAAAATAAAACTGATAATTGTTTTGTTTACAACGACTCTTTTTTCCAATTGGAAGAATTATGTTAGTTTTGTTGCCATTAGTTGCTTTTTATTTTATTTACTTAGGAAAAAGGTAATTTATGAAAATCAACGGTAAAAGTATTTTAGATTACGGTTTAGATTCAAACTTTAATAGACTTTGTGATAATCTTTATCCAAATTTTGATGGAAAATTATCCAAATTGCTTAAAACTAAGCCGGTTAATTTAAAAATTCCAACTCGTATAAACTTATATTATTTAGCTGAATGCATTTCTCCAGAGATAGTGAAAAAATGGAAAGAAGTGTCAAGTAAAAATATTTTTGATGATTTTAAAGCTGATTTTCCAAATGATAATAGATTAGAAGACCTTAAAATCAGGGCAAAAACGCTTTTAAATGGTGATAAAGTAGATCTTTCCGGTCTCGCTAAAGTAATGGAAGATATTAATAAATTAGAAAAAGACTGGGGAATAGTTAACCAACGTCAAAATGATAAAGATTTATTAGTAGAGATGTTAGAAGAGGTAGGTCTATGAAACATTTAATTTTAGTTTATGTTATCACTTTGTTTATTGTTGGATATTTTGGAGCGAGGAAAATTAATAAATTGACACAGGACATAAATAATAGTAAAATGAATTAAGGAGAAAATATGAAAAAATCAATAATGAAAAAATGGGTAAAGGCTTTGAGATCTGGTGAATTTGAGCAAGGAAAATATCGTTTAAACGAAAATGGTAAACATTGTTGTTTAGGTGTTTTGTGTGACCTAGCTTTGGTTGATGGTAAGGTTGAGTGTAATGTTAATGATGAAAATCTTACCATCTATGGGGCTATTGGTAAACATGATGTATTACCTGAAGAGGTTATGGAGTGGTCAGGTATAAAAACAAATAAAGGATCTTTAGGTTGCATTTCTTTAGTTCTATTAAACGACCATGGAACTTCATTTAACGAAATTGCTAACATTATCGAAAAACATTATAAGGAGCTTTAAAATGATTAATATCACAAAGTACAAAAACAGAAAACTTTATTCTTCCAATTTTAGCAGATATATTACTTTATCTGAACTAGTTGGCTTAATCAGAAATGGAAATGATGTTAAAATAACTGAAGATTCCAGCGAAAAGGACATCACAAATGAAGTTTTAAAGTCAGCTCTTAGTAAAACTAACTTTAATTATAATGAATTGGTAACTTTACTCAAGAAATGAAAAAGAAAATTTATTATAAAGAGACTAGAGAAAATGGTGACAAGGTGTCGGAAGTTTATACAACCGACACCGGCATTGAATATTACGTCATTGTTAACTTTACTCTGGGATATACGAAGTTATTAAATGGAAAAAGGCGACACGTTATTAAAACTTTCCATTCCAAAAATGAGAAAGTTCTGTTAAGAAAGGCAAAAAGATTTCTTTATGATTTTGGAGTAAGATTTGAATATTTTGAAAGATCTGACAGAATTGAGAATGCAAAAAGATTGCATAAAATAAGGAAGCAAAATGGAAATTAAAGTAGGTGATTATTATTTTTATGATGGGTTTTTTGGATTTCAATATGTAGAAAAGATTGTGGCAATAGACAATGATAAGGTTAGCTATTCTTACTTTACAGAATCTATGGAAAAAATTAAATATACATCTTGTCATTTAGAAACTTACGAAAGAGATACTACTTTTAAAATTCATCCAATATTAGTAAAACTTTATGGACTTGACAAATTATTTGAAAACAAATAAAATATAACAAATATTCAAAAAAGGAGAATTTATGGATATTCAAAAAACACTAAAAGCAATCAAACTGGCAACAAAACACGGACTAGTCCCGAACTTAATCGGAAAACATGGACTTGGTAAGTCATCGGTTGTTAAACAATTGGCTGATTCACTTGGCATGGGCTTTTATCCGTTGTTTTTAGGTCAATATTCCGACTCTGGCGACATTCAAGGTTTGCCAGAATTTGTCAGGGATGAAAAAGGAAACGCAATCGCTATTGACTTTATTAAGACAAAACTTTTGCCAGTAACTCCGAACTCAATTATTTTCCTTGACGAGCTTTCTCATTGTCCGAAAGAAATTAGAGGAATTTTATTCCAATTGATCTTGGAAAAAAGATTTGGAAGTTATGAGTTGCCAGCTAACTCATTCATTGTCACAGCAATGAACCCAGACACAGCAGATTATCCAGCTTTAATTGATATTAACGCAAATAAAGCATTGGGAGATAGATTTCTACACATTAAATTTGAACCATCTAAACAAGAGTTTTTCTCATACATGGAAGAAAAATATGGGAAAAATAATATTATCACATCTTTTTTAAGATCTGATAGCACATTGGTCGATGATAACTCATTGGAAGAGTTTTCATTGGACTTTGTGTCCCACTCTCGTAGATCATGGGAGTCAGCACAAAAACTAATGTCAGATAAAGATTTAACTGAAGACATTAAAACAGAAGTGCTAATGGGACTAGTGGGAACTTCAGCAGCAATCGCCTTGACATCTTTTGAGAAGTCAATGGAAAAAGACTTGACTGGAGAAGAAGTTCTTACTAAGTTTGAAGAAAGTGTACCAAGAATTAAAAAGCTTTTTGTAAATGAGGATGGAATTATCAGATCGGATGTCGTTTCCAAGATTAATGAAGAGATTGTTGATGTCATGATGAAAAGTTTTGAAGAGAAAAAGGATGTTGACTCGAAAACAATGGAAAGTTTTCTCAATTTCCTCAAAATCTTGCCAGTAGAAATGGCTTTATTATGTCTCAAAACTCATCAGCAAAAGCCTAGATTAATTTCTATGCCAGAGTATATGAAAATGCTTGACAATAATGAGAAGTTCTTTTTAGACTTAGTTGATTACGACAGATCAGTTAAATAAAAGGTTGATATTTACACTCCTTTTTAATCAATCTTTTCTCTCCCAATGTAAAAGTTGGGAGAGTTTTTTGGGGAAATTATGGAAGTAAAAGTTGGGGATTATTATTTTTATGAATTTCAAAATGTTAATACAATAGAAAAAGTTATAGAAATAAAAGATGGGAACGTATATTATTCTGCTATAACACCGATAAATGACTATATTAGACATCTTTTCTTCCGTTTACATGATTATAATACTGAAAATACATTTAAAATTCATCCAACACTAGTCAAACTCTGGCAACTTGACAAGCTGTTTGAAAAATAGTAAACTAGATTAAGGAGAAAATTATGGAAGCTAGAGAAGTCGTTTCGTTTGCTATTATGAGATTGTTAGATAAGCAAAGATATTACGCACATTTTATCAATCAAATGCGCCAAATTTACACTAAAGAAGTTCCAACTATGGAGGTTTCTGTCACTGATAAAATCAATTTATACATCAATCCTGACTTTGTAATGGAAAAAGGTAAAGTAATCAAGACTAAGGACAAAGATGGAAATGACACAGAATATACATCAATGTCACTTGGAGGCGATGTTTCTCTTGTTGCAAAAGCATTAAAGCATGAAGTTTTGCACATTCTTTGCCATCATATTCCAAGATATAAAGACATTGGAGTTGACACCGCACAGAAACATCATTTGTTTAACTTAGCCACTGATGCCACAATTAATACTGGAGATCTGAAAGAATTGGCAGATATTGGAGGAGTATCGATAGAAAAGTTAAATAATAAAATGAGAGAATACGATCAAAATCATGTTGACATTGAAGAGAACAAATCAGCAGAGCATATTTACGGAAGACTACTTAAGTTTACAGAAGAACATGGTGACAAGCTCCCAAAAACATCGACCGACAGTCATGATAAATGGGGATCGTCAACAGATTCCAAGGAAGGAATTGAGGAAGTCGTTAAACAAGTTGCCAAAGAAGCTGCTGAAAGATCTGGAGGGATTGGAAATTTGCCATCAGAAATAGTGGCAAAACTCGAGGAGCTTTTTAAGTCTAAAGTTAATTGGAAAAAAGAGCTTAGACGTTTTCAAGCTAATTCTGTAAAATCAGAGCAAATTGGTACTAGAACTAAAAGACACAGAAGATATGGGATTTACTCTCCCGGTAAGAAATTTGAGAGAAAGCAAAAGATTGTTTATTGTGTTGACACTAGTGGCAGTATGTCAGATTATCACTTAGCTCAATGTTGGGGAGAGCTTGTAAGTTTACATAAAAATGGTGTCGAAATTGTTGTCATTGAAGCTGACTGTAAAGCTCAATCTGTTTATAAGTTTGAACCAAAGAAAACTCCAACATTTAAAGGTCGAGGAGGAACAGCTTATCAACCAGCAATCGACGAAGCTAAAAAGCATAATCCAGACGCTATCTTTTATTTTGGGGACTTCGACTCGTCAGACATTCCAGTTGACCCAAAAATTCCTTTTCTGTGGATTGGGGTTGGAAAACAAAAGCCACCTGGAGATTTCGGTAAAGTAATTTATATTCCAGATGAGAAGAAATAATGGAAATAAAAGTTGGCGATTATTATATCGATTCATTACATGGAGATATTGATAAGATTATCAGCACAAGAAGTGATGCTGTTTTATATAAGTATAAACTTTCTTGTATGTCCTATGTTGGTATCAGCGAAGCACCATTAGAAAGCTTTTGTCGATATATTGTTAGCAATAGTTTAATTAAAATTCATCCAACATTAGTAAAACTCTGGCAACTTGACAAGCTGTTTGAAAACGAGTAAAATATAACTATTCTTAAAAGGAGAATAAATGAAATACTTATTACTTTTACCATTACTATTATTTATTTCTTGTGGAAAAACTCAGAAAGTTACTGTAGAGCGTTACAATAACTCTGAAATCAAAAAGGAAATTGACATTCTAAACTTACTGATTGTCTCTTTACAAGAAGCAATTAACTCCAGAATTGACGCTCTAGAAGCTCGCATTTTAGTTTTAGAAGGTCAGAATCTCGACCAAAGGATTGCCGACTTGGAAGCTCAAGACAACGCTTCACAAGCCGATTTAGACGCTTTAAGAAGTCAAGTTAATGCTCACACAACACAAATTAACAATTTAACAAGCCAAACAAATCTCATTGTTGGACAAATTCAAGACTTACAGTCAAGAGTTTCCAACACAGAACTTATTAATTCTCTCCAAGATTCTGAAATTGAAAAGCTAAAGTCTGACATTAGAGATTTAAATACTCAATTGGCAAACGCTAACTTTGAAATTAACCTTTTGAGAACTGATGTCAACTCAAACATTGGATCAATTACAGCTTTAAACCAACAAGTGGCGAACATTCAATTGTCATTGGTAAATTTACAGAGCCAAATTACCGCCAATAAAGTTGTTGTCGAATCTCCTTGTGGAAAAGAAAAGCTACAAAAGATTAATGGAAAATTTTATTCTGTTATGGTAGAATCTGTCACTAGTCAAGTTTCATTTACAGGACTTACTCCAAACAATTCCCCAATTAAAGTTCAATATTGTGACGGACTTCTCGGACTAAACGCTCTTGGAGTTCAAATCTGTCTTGGAACTGTAAAGTTTAAGGAAATTGTAAACCTCGATGTTTCTCAAAATATTCAAACAGTTTCTATTCCAACTGTGAAAAATGTTTACCTTGGCGAACTTGCTGAGAATACTGAATATACCACAACTGATGGACAAAACTGTAGATTTAAGATTGCTAATGGTCAGGTTGTCAGGTTATAATAAACTAAAAGGAATTATATGAATATTTTATTAAGATTTGCCCTACTTCTCTTTACTTTAATTTTCTTCTTGTCAGTGTCTAACGCTGCACATTTTGAAACTGGAAGTGATATTCCAACTGAAGAACTAATCGCAAGATTGGAGGAGGTTTACAGCTCTAAAATTAGCGGTAAAAAGGTTTCTGAAGTCATTGTTGAGGGTCACGCTGATCAACGAGGAAACGCTCTTTATAACCTAAATTTAAGCCAAAAGAGAGCTGAGTCAGCGGCTAGAGTTCTTGTCAAACTTGGGACAAAAGCTGAGATTATTTCCAATGGTTATGGAGAGACTCAATTGGTAAATCTCGGGACTAGTGATTTAGATCACGCCAATAATAGACGAGTTGTTGTTATTGTAAAGTCTGATGAAGGTGAAAGTAAAACTATTATCAGTGAAGCTCCAGAGGAAAAAATTGTTACTAAAACAATTGTTGTAACAAAAACTGTAAGAAAACTTAATAGAATTTCCTTACTGGCAACACAAAAGCGAACAGGATTAACTGTAAATAATGGAAATAACTCGACTGTTATTAGAAGTAGTACAGAAATTGTTCCAGGATTACTTTACCAGAGAAGTTTTGGTGACATTAATGGTGCAATTGGAATTGATGTTCAAGGCTTTGGAAGCGTTGGAATTGGACTGGATTTTTAGTATGGAAGTAAAAGTTGGCGATTATTATTTATATGATAAAGGAAATGGTAATTTTCAAATTGAAAAGATAGTCCGAGTTGATTCTGAAAAGTTTAGATACTTGTTTAAACACGAATATTGGACTACAGAGCCGAATGAATTAAGGTTAGACTATATTACAAAAGAAGGTAGTTATTATACTAAAGTTCATCCAATTCTTGTAAAGCTCTGGAGATTGGATGAGTAACATCAAAATTGGCGACTTAGTTTATGTCCAGCACGACTTATACAAAAATATCAAAGGTTTAGCTATAGTTTTAAATTACCACAAAGAAGAAGACAAATATGTTTGCGAACTTGTAGAAAACTATGATATAATCAGAGTGTCATCTGGAAATACAATGAGAATACATCCAATATTGGGGAAATTATGGCGATTGACATAAAAGTTGGAGATGTAATAATATATGGATATGATTCTAGAAATAAATAAACACGGTGAAATTCTTTGTTATGATTTTTATCTTGATATTGTGATTTTGGTAGAAAGTAGTTATTATAATCATACTTTTATTAGTAAAGTCAATCCGATTTTAGTAAAACTTTGGCGACTAGAAGATCAAATTAAGGATAAAAAATGAAATTTTCATATTCATCTCTTACAACTTACGAAGAATGTCCCAAAAAGTTCGATTTACATTATAATAAAAGAATTAGACCAAAAAAGATTGACTCCCCATTGTTCTTCGGAAATGCGACAGATGAAGCTTTTTCCAGACTTCTATTGGAAAAAAAGAAGAACTTAACTGATGATGAAAAGTTACTAATGGTAAAATCTTGGCGAGAGGTTTTTGACGAAAACATGAAAGTTTCCAGAGATCAAAATCTTGCCACTAATGAATGGTGCGATTACTCCAAGAAAGATTTCAGTCCTGATTTGCTGACAGAGGAGGATTATTCCAAGTTAAAAGAATTTGATGGAGAAATTTATGATTTCTTGTCATTTTACCAAGAATGTCGAGATGTCATTGAAAAAGGCAAAAAGCTAAGTTTACAAGATCAGAAAACATATAATTACATGAATTGGCTTTCTCTTTACAATAAAGGATTATTGCTAATTGATGCTTATGAAAAAGAAGTCATCCCAAAAATTTCTGAAGTGTTTGACATCCAAAAGACAATTACTCTAAATAATGGAGAAGATGAGATTACTGGCAAAATTGACTTTAAATGCAGTTTTATTGACGAGCCTGACAAAGTATATATCTGTGATAACAAAACGTCAAGTAAGGCTTATAAAGAGGATTCTGTAAGTACATCTCTCCAATTGGCAATCTATTGTGAAAGTGAAGAGATTTTGGACGCAAGTTATGTTGTTGTCGAAAAGGAAGTCAGAAAAAGAGAGCCAAAAATTAGGATAACTATTATAAAAGACAAGATTTCTGAGGAATCATTTCAAAAAGCTTTCCAAAGAGTTGATAATTTGGTAAAATTGATTAAGAGTGGCGAGTTTTCGGGAAAGAGCGACAAAAAACAATGCTATTCATTTGGGAAAAAGTGTCCATATTATAAATATTGTTGGGAAGGAAGTATGAGTGGACTCGAAACTAAACCTTAAAGCTGGTGATGTTGTGATGTATGGTTTATTTGGCAAAGTACGTATAGATACTATTATGTCAATTGATGACAGAATAATTGAATGTTATGATCATGAGTTTGACCAGTACACAAAGATATCTATTGACTATTATGACGGCATGTTTATTGGAAAAGTACATCCAACATTAGTCAAACTTTGGCAACTTGACAAATTATTAGAAAATGATGTATAATATCAAAAAGGAAGCTTTATGAAAATTAATTCTAAATTTATCAGAAGATTAAATCCATGTGAAGATGGTATTTTAGATTTTGAGAATAAACATCCAGACTTTAATGGTAAGTTGTCAGATTTGTTAGCTTTGGAAGATATTAGTTATAATAATAAAATTTGGCTTGCTACTAAAGTTGCTCCACTAAAAACATTACAAATCTGGTCTGTAGAATGTGCTGAATTTGTTTTAGATAATTTTGAGAGAGAATTTCCAAACGACACAAGAGTTAGAGATTGTTTAGAAGTTGTAAAAAAGGTAATTAATGGCGAGTTAGGTAAATCAGCAGCATGGTCAGCAGAGTCAGCAGCATGGTCAGCAGCATGGTCAGCAGCAGGGTCAGCAGCAGGGTCAGCAAGGTCAGCAGCATGGTCAGCAGCAGGGTCAGCAGCAGGGTCAGCAAGGTCAGCAGCATGGTCAGCAGAGTCAGCAGCAAGGTCAGCAGCAGAGTCAGCAAGGTCAGAAAAAGATCAAGAAGGCATTAATTTATCGATATTAATTGCATTATTGGAAAATAAGGGACTATGAGCAAAGTTTATGAATATTATTTACAAAATCAAGAAGAATTGGAAGCTGAATGGGCTGATTACGTAATTTCCCACGATTGGGGAAGCGGTGAGGATAAAATTAAAATTACTGATGATATATTTTTTGAATGGGTGTCAGATCAAATTGACAAGAATTTTCCAATGGAGGGATAATGAATGACTTAGAAAGTAAAACCAAAAAACAACTGATTGAAATTATTCAGACGCTATCAGAAAAGCTAAAAGAAGTACAATCATTGGAAAAACAACTAGTTCCAAAAGAAGAAGATCTAAAAGGTCTAGCTTTATCAATTTATGAAGATTCTTCTGGTAAATTTCATAAAGTTATGCTAAAATATGATCTTGTAAATGGTGGGTGTAAAATTGACAAAGTAACGTCACTATCTACTGGAGATTATCAAGTTGCAATGTACCAAGCCAAAAAAGAATTGGTAGAATCAATAATGAACAAAAAACAAACAAAAGTTTTCAAAGGAGAAAACAAATGAATGTAAGTTTTGCAAAAAGGCTAAAGAAGTTGTCGGGTGAAAATGGGTCTTTTGATCTACAGTTTAACACTACTACTGGCGGAAAAGTCGGACAAATTGGAACTTCTCTGATTCTAACTGTACTCAAAATGAAAGATGATAAGTCACTAGTGGACAAAAGAGTAACAATCTCAGCTCACTCTGAAGAATTGGCAAAAGCTCAAGAGTTGGCACTAGATTCGGCATTAAAGCTATTGGGAGTTTAATATGAGTGGTTTAATTTATAAGAAAATGTCTGATGTCATGAAAGATATTGGAAGTGTCGGAAAAGACCAAAAGAACCAAGCTCAAGGATTTAAATTCCGAGGAATTGATCAGTTTGTTAACAATCTTTACCCAGCTTTGACTAAACATGGAGTTTTTATGGCTCCACGTTGCGTTAATGAACAGCATGAACTTAATGAAGTTACTAGAGGATCTGGAAAAGCTGGTATTGATAAACATGTAACAATTATGATGGAATATGATTTTTTTGCTGAAGATGGCTCTAAAATTACAGTAGGTCCAATTCCAGCTGAAGGGCTAGACTCTGGAGACAAAGCTACTAATAAAGCACTTTCTGCTGCTCTTAAGTATGCCTTAATCCAAACATTCTCTATTCCAACTGAGGATATGACTGAAGGAGATTTAGAAACTCCAACTATTGAGACTTCCCAACAAAGATCTAAGCCAACGGAAACTCGAATAGAAGCAGCTAAACCAGAGCAATCTGAAGAAATTCCAAGAAGTGGATTTCGTAAGAATAAACCAACAACACAACAAACAACTAGTGGAGAACTTTAATGGAAGAAAAAAAGATTATTAGTCGTCAGGAAGTTCAGCAGAAAATGAGAGAAAACCTTGCCATTGATCGGCAATATTTCAATGAACTTAAAGCACATTTAAAGCATGGACAGAAAGATAGGCTACTTGAGGCAATGGCAGCTTATCCAATGGAAGATATCCATTTTGAAAATGAGCCAGAATTGGAAACAGCTAATATTGTTTCAAAAAGAATTAGCGATACTTTAGTTGCAATTGCCACTGAAGTTGTGGTACAATCAATGATAGAAGAGTCAGTAAGACAGCAACAACAATTAACAGGAGAAAGCAATGAGTCAACAGAGGAATAATAAACCAGAAAATAGGCAACTTGGAACAATCTTTAAGCGTACCAACAAGGATACTGGAGAACTCATCAAGGATGATGAAGGAAGACAACAGTATACTTTTGTACTAAACAAGGATGTTGAAATTACAATTAATGGTAAGAAATATGAAAGCTCTTACTTTTATGTAAACAGACCTGATGACAAGTTTAAGACAATGCTTGAAAGTGGTAAGATTACTGAAGCTGAATATGATGAGAAGGTTTCCAGATATAAAGAAGGTGGAGATCTTACTAATGTTGTTTTTGAGATTGTAAAAGTACAGCCAAAGAAATAGCCTTTTGACCGCCAGAAGGCTAATAGGTAACTCAAACCTAAGCCCCAGATTTTACTTGGGAGAAGCTTAAAGATTGAGAGGTTAGCATACATTCCAGAAGTATGTCGGAGCTACCTTCCCGATAGGTGATGAAACATCAAAGGTAAATTAAAAGGATTGATTATGAAGGTTAAATTAAATAAAGAAATGGTAAAAAAATATAGATTTCATTTTGGTGGAGATATGTCAGAAAGTTTTGCCATTGCCGTAGATCACTCAGGAAATCCAATAACTTACAAAGAATTTATGGAAAAAGGTGGCACTATCAAAGTGTTTAATAACTTGCAAGTAGATGAAGAGTTTTTAGTTGTAAACCACAATAATCCAATTACAAAAAACGAACATGCTCACTTTAAAAGCTTTTTTATGGAGCAAGAATGAAAAGATTTGAAGATAGATTTAAAAAAAGCGATATCATTTGCGCTAATAATTTCAGATTAGCTACTTGTATGGTAGTTGATGAGTTAGTCGAGGGCGATAAACCTGCATATAGATGTTTAGATTTAGTTGAAGAAGATCAGAAATGGTTAGCATACGAATTTGGATTTTACAAATCTTATAATTGGAGAATCGCCACAGATGATGATATTGCAAACTATTTAACAAAACACTTGGATATTAATTTAGGCACTATTGGCGATAGTTATGTTGTAAAATATATAAATAATGCTATACTTTTAGAGAATAAATATGACGAAGAATATAATATAGTATTAGATTTAGATGATTTAAAAGATCTTAAAAATATTATAAATAAGGTTGTTATAGAGGAATAATATGTATACACCTGATAAATGGGTTGTCTTGAAAATAGAGGATAACGGAAAAATCGGCTATAAAGTATTGGCTGGCTGGTCTGGCTCTTATCTTGAAGGTCAAAGTTGGAAAATTAATTCTGGTATTGTTAAAGTGGAAGAAGATGGCGATTATTATCTGTTTTATGGTAACTCTGGAAGTGTATATAAATGTCACAAAAATGGATATGGAACTAATCTAATAATGTCTGATATTATTAATCAAGCATTAGCAACTGGAAATGTAGAAGTAATGAGAAAACAAAACTTTACAAAATTGATAAAATCTAATGAATAATTTCACTTGTAGAGTTTGTAGAAATGATAAACTGCAACTTTCCAATATGAAGAGAGAATCTGGACTATTGGCAAATAATCGTGGGATTTGTAAACCATGTGTTAGTATTTATGAAACAAACAGGAAGTATGAGTTTATGGCTAGAAATAAACCAGAAAGTATGTTAAGCTGTAATGGATGTGATAGGTTATTTTATAAGTACCAATCTGGTCCGAGGTTGTCTGATGGAACTAGACTTCTTCGGACTAGTTGTCCTCACTGTAAATGTGATGACATCGAAAAGGTTTATTAGTGAAAATTAATCCTGATGATTATTTGTCCCAATTGGAACACGTACATAAGCAATATCAGAAAAATGGCATTAGTAGCCTTTCTCTTTATGCTGCGGTGTCTGGATGTCCAATTTATGTTTGTTATTATTTCGCTTTACAAATTGCCAGTGGAGATGATAAAATAGAGTTGGAAAAAAGATTGAAATCTATTGTGGAGTTTTATGGATACGAAAGTTGAGATAAAAGCTGGAGATTGTGTAATGTATAGGTTTTTAGGAAAGATTTCGATAGATTTTATAGTAAATGTTGATAGTGATGGTGTAGTAACTTATAGACAATTAAACGAAAAAGCAGTAAATACTGGTCGTCTTAGTAGTATTAGCTATTATCAAGACAGATATATAGGAAAAGTACATCCAATATTAGTTAAACTTTATGGCTGGGATAAGGAGATATAATGATGAATTTTATGGAGCAGAGGAAAAAGCAAATGGGTGTTAGAAGCGTTGGAAGTATTATTAAGCAAGGAAATTTAACCTCTTCTTATGATATTTTAAAGGCTGTTAAAGGTCCAAAAGAAATGGACTGTTTAGAAAGACCTTGGCTTAGAGGAGATTTATCACTATTTTTAGGCGCACCTGGAATTGGTAAAACTTCAACTATGCTTTGGATTTTTAAGCATATTCTACTAAATAATCCTGATGGTTGTGTGGTTATGGTTTCTTTAGAGATGACTGCCGGTGAGATTATTGAGAAATGGTTACTGGCAACAAGAGATTGTCCAGAGATATCAGAAAGGTTTTATATTGTCGAAAATTACAATGAAGACGGAACTTCTAAGGCTCTGACTGCAAATCTAATTAAGCACGAACTTAAGAAGATTAAGGAAACTTTAAACACTACTATTATTGCTACTTTCATTGATCACCTTCACCAAGTTAACATAAATGGAGGAGTTGATTATAATCCAGTTGTAGACTTATTTAAAACGCTGGCTGTAGAGGTCGATACTCATGTGTTCTTAGCTTCTCAAACTACTAAAGGAAAAGCCGGAAAAGGAGATACGCCAATTAGTAGAGATGGAGCTTTTGGGACTAGTAAAGCTGAGTGGTTAGCTACTAATATTATTACAATCTTTCAGCCACTAATTAGAGTACAAAAAGAAACAGATTTACCGATCCTAGCTTTTGCATATCAGAAAATTAGATACAAAAATAAGAGAGATAAGCTAAAAGAAGGTATGAACTATTTGTTATATTTTGAACATGAATCTGAAAACTTAAGAGAGCTAAAAAGACAAGAAAAAGCAGACTTCGGTATGTATTATGAAAAAGTGCTGGAATTAATGCAAAACGAAGAGAAGTTTAAATCTTACCAATTTGATTTGTCAGAAACTATTGTCGGAAAAGATGGTAAAGAAGTAAAGTTGGATAGAATTATTGGAGGATCAAAACCCCAATCAGAGGATTTATAAGCTGGACAGTTGATGTGATTTCACATATACTATCATTTATAAAGGAATGATATGAAATCGGAAGTTGGAGATATTGTACAGTTTAGCATTGGTAACGAAACCATTACCAGTAAAATTACAAAGATAGACGAAGAAGATAACAGGATTTATATGTACGATTTTAATTTTAAGGAAAATTGTTGGGTAAATTCAAAGCACTATAATGATAACTTTATTGGGAAAGTTCACCCGACATTAATTAAGCTTTGGAGACTTGATGAAGATATCAATCTATAGACAAGCTAATTATCTTCCGCTAACCAAGCAAGATAAGAACGATTTATCCAAGCTTTGCAGTTATCCCAATTTACCAGAAACGGTTGTTGTGGAGAATGAGGATCACTTAATTGAACTAGTGACGAGCTTTGCTTGGAGTCCAAGTATATTCTCTGGAAAACGCCACAATGATAACTTCATTTCAGCTGACTTTATTGGAATTGATATTGACAACGGATTGTCTATTTTGGAATCTGAAAGAAGAGTGGCAAAACTCGGACTGTGTGCTTTATGTTTACCAAGTCCAAGCTTTAACCAAGAAAATCAGAAACATCGGCTAATCTTTCCACTAGCCAAGACAATTACCAACAAGAAAATATTTGATGACACTTGGGACTATTTGATGTCATTATTTCCTGAGCTTGATGAGCAATGTTCAGATTATGCCAGATTTTACTGTATGTCAAAAATGGATGATGGATTTTTCCAATTGGGAGATTTTCTATTACCAGTGGAAAATAAAACTGAAGAGGAGAAGATCAGAGAATATGCCATTAGTGACGTTCAAATTACTGTAACTGATGATATCAGAGAAACTGTTAAACAATTGTACGGAAAGGATAAAGAGACAATTCCTGAAAGCGTTGAGTTCTTCATTAGAAATGCTCCAACTGGATTAGAAGGAATGTGGATTAATAGCTTAAATTCATGCGTATTCTCACTTTCATTGTCTGGGGTAGATGAGGACAAGATCTGGCAATTATGCGAGCAATTAGCCCCAAATGAGCTTGATAGCAAGGATGTTTATCAGATCAAGAGAAGTATTAGAGATGGGGAAAATAAAAGAAAAGAAATAATTTAACTTGATAATTTTACTCATATCTGGTAAAATATTTCCAATATGATAAACTACTCAGAAAGCATATATTTAATCCAAAAGCTAAAAGTAAAATGTTCAAATTATTCCGATGAGGATTTGATTGATGAATGTTCGCATTTTCTGGTATTGTATAGATGTCAGGAAGTTGATGATATTATCAAGAGGTATTTCAAGACAGCCAAGTTGACAAAAGCTGGAAGAGATGCTATGGTTAATTTTTATGTTCTCTGCCAATTGAAAGATTCTGTGAGGGTTTAATGTCAAACATTTGGAAAATTGATACAGATCATGATTACCAAGAACTTAGAGCTTTTATTTATGAAGATAAAGAAAATTTTGAAGTAAAAGATGGTAAGATTGTTTCTGATTCTTATACATTCGATTTAGCTGATAAATATAAGATTTTTTTAAAAGAACTAGAGTATCATGACAACTTAATTTATGGTAAAGATAAAACCTTGGGAATAGTAGCAGTTGAGGTTGATGAGACTGAAGTTAAATTATTTAAAATTGATGGGTCTATTGAAGTAAGAAAGGCTAGATTCTGGCTATTAGCTAAACAACAACTAGATTTAAAGTGTCGGAAACTTGAAGGTAATTTAACTTATAAATATATTAGATTTTTTGATACTTATGAACAGTTTACTAAATACATGCAATTATGGCGAAAACATGAACCTTATGGGGTTTGGAACGAACGTGAACAAGTGATGCTTATTGAGGGTATAACTCTTTATAAAGGTATTAAACCAAGCGATTTAGGTGTATTAGCTTTTGATATTGAGTCTGAAGGTTTAACTCATCATAAAAAGTCTGAAGTTTATCTAATTACAAATACATATAGGAAAGGTGATGTTGAAATAAAAAAACATTTTAGATTAGATAATTATAAAGATTCAGGACAAATGATTGATGATTGGTGTAATTGGGTTAGAGAGATTGATCCTGATATTGTTAACTTTTGGAATGGCTATGGTTACGATTTACCTTATTTAAATCATGTGGCGAAACTTCGAGGAACTGAATTAAGACTTGGGAGAGATTCTAGCTCAGTACAGTTCAAGCGTAAATCTTCTCAAAAGAGAGTTGATGGGAATACTAGTTGGGAATATGTAAAGTCTCATATATACGGAAGACAAATTATAGATGGATTATTTGTTGCAGTTAATTATGGAGTTGGAAAATCCTATCCCAGTTGGGGACTGAAACCAATTGCTGAAGTTGAAGGTTTTGTTTCACCAGACAGACAGTTTTACGATGCTTCTAAAATTAAGGATAACTGGCATATTCCAGAAGAAAGAGAGAAGATTGTTAAGTATGGTATTGATGATTCTGATGATACAATAAACTTATATTTTAGGATGATTACATCTTACTTTTATACATGCCAATCTTTACCAATTCCATTTGAGGAGATGATGCAAGGAGCAACCGGTAAATGGGTTAATTCAGTTTTAGTCAGAGGATATCTACAGGAGGGACATTCCATTCCAAAGGCTAGTGAACCAGCTAGAGTTGCAGGAGGTATGAGTTATGGAGTCCCAGGACTATATTCAAATGTTTTAAAATATGATGCAGCTTCTTATTATCCTAGTACAATATTAAGATTTAATATACACAATCCAGTTAAAGATCCAAAAAATCTTTTTGTGAAAACAGTTCGCTACTTTACAGAGAATCGCTTAAAAAATAAAAAATTATTTAAACAAACTAACGATAGCTATTATGATGATTTACAAGCCGCAGGAAAAATTTTTATTAACAGTTCTTATGGTGTTCTTGGAACTAATGGTTTAAATTTTAACTCTTTTGAGCATGCAGCACAGATCACAAGAAACTGTAGAGCTGGACTTCAGAAAGCTGTAATTTGGGCTACAGGCAGAGATATTCGCCACTACTGGCAAGATTATGAGGAAGAACAAGATGCTTTGAATTTTGATGAAATCGATCAGAAGACTAATGTTAGTTATAGTAAAATGAACAGACATGATTTTGAATTAGTTAATATTGATACTGATGCTTTGTCATTTTGTAAAAAAGATCAGTCAGAATTTACAGAAAAAGAAATTGAGAATATACACAATGAACTAAATGATATCATGTACTGTAATTGGGAAGATGATGGAATATTTGATAGGTTTATTGTTTTAAAGGCTAAGAATTATATTTTGTTAGAAAGTGGTAGCGATAAAATTAAACTAAAAGGTTCCAGTATTATTGACTCAAAGAAAGAGCCAGCATTATCTGAATTTATCAAAGATATCGTAGATTCTCTAGTTTACAAAAAAGATAACTTAAATAAAATTTACCAAAAGTATGTTGAAGAAATATTAGATATTAAAGATATATCTCGATGGGCTGTCAAGAAAAGTGTTACTAAAGCTTTATTAAACGGAACTCGAAAAAACGAAACGAATATTCTTGATGCTATTGGAGATATTTCCAAGGTTAGAGAAGGTAACAAGATTTACCTTTACAATGCGGTTGATGGTGTTCGGAATATTGTTAAAGATGGAGAAATTCAATACTATAAGAAAACAGGATTACCAAAAACAGAACTAAATACTTTTCTTAAACTAGTGGAAAATTTTGATAAGTCTGATATTGATATCGTGCATTATCTTCAAAGATTAACTGATACTTTAAATATTTTCAAAAATGTCTTGACAATTGAGGATTTTGAGGACTATAATAAGACAAGTAGTTTAACTAAACTAGAAGAGAGATATAAAATTAAGTTGAGGTATTGATGAGTTTTGTAGAAGATTTAGAAAAACAGTTCGGTTTAAAATATGAAGTCATGATAAAGATTGGTGAAAAATATGATTCATATAAAAACAGAGCTAAATTTAAACAAATACCTTTCAATATTCCTTTCTCTGTATTTAATTATTTAATAAAACAACCTTGTCATTATTGTAATACTAAAAAAGATATGGATGTGATTGGTATTGATAGATTTAATAATAATGGTGGATATCTTCCGGGGAATTGTGTACCTTGCTGTTGGGATTGTAATAAATCAAAAGGAAATCAGACGGTTGAAAATTTTGAGAAATATATAAAAAAATTTAACCCTTCTTATAGTATAAATAGAAAGACATTAGTGTGGTCTTTTATGAAAAGAAGATAATGCTAATTTCCGTATAACTTGACTTTATACCAATAATAGTATAAACTAACTTTATGGAACAATTAATAATATCCGTACTGATAACAATCGCTCCTTATTACAACATTGACCCTCACTTGGCAGCAGCAGTTATCAAAACTGAATCCAACTTTAATCCTCAAGCTATTGGAACTATTGGCGAGCTTGGCTTATTCCAAATCAGACCTGAATTTTCCAAATACTCAAAATTACAATTACTTGACTGGAAAACTAACATTACTGCTGGACTTGAAAACCTTGCCAATAGTAAAACATTTTGTAAACATAAAGTTGACAATACATTTGTTATCTGTCATAATAGTGGAATAACTGGAGCTAAAAAGATTAAGAATCCTTTTGGTCAGAGTTATTATAAAAAGGTGTCGAAAATTTACTTAACTTATACAGGTTTATGAGAGATTACAAGCACATACTAAGCTATGAATATTACAAAGACTGGAGTGACTGGTACACTCCAGATAATAACCAGAAAGAAGAAAAATGCCAGCATGAGTGGAAATCTATTGTATTAATAACATCTATAGTGTATAATTGTTCCAAGTGTGGAATCAAACAAGAGGATGAAAAATGAAGAATATTTCGACCTGTGGACATGAAATAGACCAAGGAATATCAACCTCCGTAAATGAGTATCAAATTGATTGCGATGGCACAAAGCTTATCACTTATGGAACATATTGATCAAAATGAGAAGCTTAGAAATGCTTGCGTGATGTACTTAGACGCACAAGACTGGCTTGCCAAGGTTTCTTGCGACAAGGAACTAATGAAAACACTTAAAGAAATAAAAGGAGAATAAATGAAAACTTTTACTGTACTTTTCTTATTAGGTATGTTATTATCATGTTCAACTACTGGCAAAAAGTCTGACACTCCAGATATTAAACATCCAGTAGAGTTTGGAGTTCACCGATGATTAGATTTGCTGTTATCTTTATTGGTTGTACATTAATCGGCTATATTATTGGAAGTATTGGAAAAGCTAGTGGCTGGAGTCCGTTCTCAACTTTACTGCTAAGTTTATTAGCTTCTGTAATCTTTTCACTTACATTTTCAATTTCAATGGAATCGGCTAAAAAGGCTGACGAGGAAAGTAATGAGAGATGATCCAAAAGTTGGAGAATATTACTTTTTTATTAATCCTATAAATGGGCAAGTTCTTCAAATAGAAAAGATATTAGAATTATATTCTAATGATAAATTTAAATACAAAGCAAGCTATATAAATGGTATTGATCACATCGGACTGGGTCACTTTCCTTTGTCAAGTAATTATGTTAAAATTCACTCAATACTGGTCAAACTATGGAGATTAGATGAATAATTTAAAGTACGTTTCAGTAAGCCTTGTTATCGGTCTTTTAATTGGCAGATTTCTTCTCCAACAAAAGCCGCAAGTTATAGAAAAGATCAAAACAGTAGAAATTGAAAAAGTTGTAAAGGTTGAGGACAAAAAGAAAAGAGAAGTAAGAAAGGAAATTACTAAGCCAGATGGAACAAAAGAAGTTACTGTAACTATTGATGAAAATACAAATACCAGAGAGGATAAAGATCGAACACTAGTGGTAAAGTCTGATAAGATTACCAAAGGCTCTGGAATTACTCTTGGAATGCTGGCTATCAAAGATTCGGCTAATCTATCAGGAAAGACAGAATACGGCTTAAATGCTTTAGTTCCAATTTATGGAGCTGTTAAGTTACAGGTAATGGGAACTTCAGATAAACGCATTGCTGTAGGTTTTGGGGTGGATTTGTGATAGATTTAAAAGCTGGTGATGTTGTATTATATGAATTATTTGATGAAGTGCGTATAGATAATATTGTTTCGATAGACAGCGATACGATTTTGTGCTACGATCAAAAATATAAACAGTATATTAATTTGCCTATTGATTACTATGACGACATGTTTATTGGAAAAGTCCATCCGATATTAGTAAATCTCTGGAGATTGGATGATAAATATTAAGAAAGGTGATGTTTTCATTGATCCCAGAGATGGTGAGATTATTATTGTAAGAAATATTAATAATTATAGTATAAATCATTACTTTAAGTTTGTCAATAGTCAGGATTTTTATCCGTCATCTTTGGGAATTGAAGAATTTTATAATTACATAAAAGGCTTTGTTCCACTTCATCCAATATTAATTAAGCTATGGAAATTAGATGTCGAGTAATATAACTATTGGAGATTATGTTTTTATTTTCCATAAAGACTGTTATAAAGTTGGTCAAGTTATTAATATATCTTTTACATTCTTTGAATTTCCAAGTACAGAAATGTTGGAAATTTACATTGAAAGAGAAGATCGGTTTGTAATTTATCCAAAGAAATCTTTAATAAAATGTCCTAATATTCTTGCACAATTATTTAAATAATGGTATAATAGTTTATCCCAAAAACATAAAAGGAGGAATGTGTCAATCTTTAAACCTAGAGCAGCGTTTATGCCGTTTGAATATCCTCAATTCCATGAATATTGGATGAAGGCTAATCAAGCCCACTGGATACATACAGAAGTCTCGATGGCATCGGATATCAATGACTGGAAATTAAATTTGTCAGAAAAAGAAAAACATTTAATTGGCTCCATTCTAAAAGGCTTCACTCAAACTGAAGTATTCATTGGAAATGATTTCTGGTCTGGAAGACTTTTGAAGCAAGTTAAAAAGCCTGAATTACAAATGATGTTTGCGACTTTCGCATCATTTGAAGCAATTCACGCCAATGGTTATAGCTACTTGGATCAATCCTTGGGACTAGACGACTATCAAGCATTTCTACATGAGCCAACAGTAAAATCCAAGATTGATAGGCTAATGAACGTCAAAGCTAAGACTGTGGCAGAAACAGCTAAAGCTATTGCAATCTTCTCAGCTTTTAATGAAGGTGTTGCTTTATTTTCAAGCTTTGCTGTACTTTTAAATTTCAGCAGATTTAACAAAATGAAAGGAATGGGACAAATTATTGCTTGGTCTTGCTTGGATGAAGATTTACATTCAAAAGCTGGATGTGAGCTTTTTAGGGTAATTATTAAGGAGAATCCTGAAATATTTACTGATGATTTTAAAAAAGACATTTACGAAGCTGCTAGACTAACAATTGAACTGGAAGATGCTTTCTTGGAAAATGCCTTTAAAGATGGAGATGTCGAAGGATTGACGTTACATCAAATGAAGACGTTTATTCGCAATAGAGCCAATTTAAAGCTTCAGGAGCTTGGATTAAAGTCCAACTGGAAAAACCTTGACAAAGAGGCATTGGAAGGTTTACAATGGTTTACTGTTATGACTGAGGGATCGACTCAACAGGACTTCTTTGCTGGTAGAGAGGTATCATATTCAAAAGGTAATATCAATTGGGATAAATTGTGGGAGTAACAATGACATTAGATGAACTGAAAGAAAAAGACTTAGCACCTGAATGGATGAATCAAGAAAGTTACTCTATACTAAGTAATGGTTATTTCCAAGATGGAGAATCTCCGAGAGACATGTGGACTAGAGTTTCCACTTCCTCTGCCAATAGACTTAAAAAGCCTGAGTTAGCACCTCTATTCTTTGAGATGTTTTGGAAAGGCTGGCTTGGTGGAGCATCTCCAGTATTATCAAATATGGGAACTAGTCGAGGATTTCCAATCTCTTGCTTTTCTAATCACTTGGAAGATTCAATTTCTGGTATTTTCAAAAAGCAACACGAACTTGCCATGCTTTCAAAAGGTGGAGGAGGAGTTGGAGTTTACATTGGAGATATCAGAGCTAGAGGAGCTAAAATCTCTGGTAATGGTAAGTCTGAGGGAATTGTTCCATGGGCTAAATGTATTGATGCTACAACACTGGCAGTAAGTCAAGGTTCAACTAGACGAGGAGCTTCAGCTCTCTATTTACCGTTTTCTCATGGCGACATTGATGAATTTATTGATATCAGAAAAGCTACTGGAGATATTAATAGACGAGTTCATAACGTACACAATGCTGTTACTCTGACTGATAATGATATGCAATCTATCATTGGAGGTGATCCAGTGGCAAGAGAGCGTTGGAAAAAGATTCTCCAAGCCAGAGTAGAGTTAGGCGAGCCTTACCTTTTATTTACTGATAACGTAAATAATCAGAATCCAGAATGCTATAAATTTCACAACCTATTGGTAAAGACTAGTAATATTTGTAATGAGATTGTAGCTTACACTGACAAAGATCATACATTTGTTTGTTGCTTGTCATCCTTAGCTCTTGCTAAATGGGACGAGTGGTCAAATTACGTCTTCTCCAATGGTATGACTTTGCCAGAACTTGCCACTTGGTTTCTTGATGGTGTGTTGCAAGAGTTCATTGATAAAGCTGACGGAATTGAAGGTTACGAGGCTGCAATTAGATTTGCTAAAAAATCTCGAATGCTTGGACTTGGAGTTATGGGGTGGCATAGTTTACTTCAATCAAAAATGCTTCCTTTTGACTCTTTCCAGTCGATGATGTTAAATGCTAAGATCTTCTCTTTCATTAAAGAAGAGTCGCACAAAGCCAGTAGAAACATGGCTAAGGAATTTGGAGAGCCTGAGTGGTGTAAAGGATTTGGAATGAGAAATACTCATACAATGGCGTTAGCTCCAACTGTAAGCAATGCTTCTATCTGTGGAGGAGATTCGGCTTCTATTGAGCCTTTAACTTCCAATGCTTATGCTTTAAAAGGGGCTAAGGGTGTGTTTATTAGAAAGAATAAAAACTTGGAAGTATTGTTAGCAGTCAAAGGAAAGAATACTCCTGAAGTCTGGGATAGCATTATTAAAGCTCAAGGTTCGGTTCAGTCATTAAACTTCCTTTCTGATGAAGAGAAAGAAATCTTTAAGACTGCTAGAGAAATCAACCAGTTCGCTATTATTAACCAAGCTTCCCAAAGACAGAAGTTTATTGACCAGAGCCAAAGTGTTAATTTATTCTTTACATCTGGAAGTTCTGCAAAATATATTAATGAAGTTCATTTAGAGGCTTGGCAAAAAGGATTAAAAGGGTTATACTATCTGAGAAGCGAGACTGTATTGAAAGGTACAGTAAGCGATTTTACTAAAGACCAATGTGCAAGTTGTGAGGGATAAAATGACGCTAACACAATTACGTAACCTTAGACATGAACTAAACTGCTTATTTTACGTAAGCTGTGATAATCTGACTGGAGATCAGCGGTTATCTTTCCAAGCTCAGATCAGCACAATTGATGCAATGATTAGAAATATGCAGGATTTTGAGTGATATACTGGGTACTTTACTTATATATTGACTCTGCTCCAATAGAATACGCTTATCACTTTACAGATAAGAAAAATTGTGATAAAATTGGAAAAGAGCATGTTGATATTTATAAGTTTGATAAGTATATTTGCTTTAAGGAAAAGGTAGAGTAATGTCTTTGTGTAGGTGGTCAAATTCTTGCTGGTACATATTTGAAACATTTCCAGATGAGGATGGTAAGGAGATTATTGAGATCTGCGGTTTTGGTCAATTTACCAGTGAAGATATTTTAACTGATTGGAGAAGTATAAATCAAAGAGCAAAAGATCATGGCTATAATTTACTAGAAAGAATTGAACTTGCTGTTTGGTTAAAACCATGGGCTAAAATGAAAGCTGGAATAGTCCCATATAAAAAATACCGTACAATGCTTAGTGCTACGAGAGTTTTTACTTATGTAAGAACTTATATCATCACAGAAGATATGGATAAGAAAACCAAATACTTAAGTTATACAAAGGGTGAGTTTTATAATGTAATGAAGGATTTGTTTTGTAAAGAACCTACCAAGGAAGAGATAAAATTAAAATTAGAGGAAATGAGAAAAGAATTAGCGATACTAAGGAAAAAGAATGCTTAAATTTACCAAAATCATGGACCCATCCAATCAATACGATCAGACAGAAGTTGAGTTTACTACTCATAACCTAACCTTGCCTGAAATATTGGAAGACTTTAAATGCTTTTTATTAGCCAGTGGATATATTATTAATGGTGATATTGTAGTACAAGGAGAAGAGGATGAGTGAAAATACTAATAAATTTAATAGTTGTGATAGTTGTGATCACTTTTTTATAAACATAATTCTTTCTATACTTATTATATTACTATCTATGTTTACATATTCTGCTTATAGTAAATTATCATTTGCTGCTAAATGTGGAGAATTAGGAGAAATGGTTTACACAAGATATGATGCTAGTATTTATCCAAATTGTAAAGTTAAAGGACTAAGTGTATATGAAGAAGAGAGATTGGATAAATTAATTACATACTATAGAATAAGGGAGATTGAAATTAATGAAAAAAGATAAAATAAAACAAGAAAAGATAGTAGAAGGTTGTATAAAAATTTTACAAACTCGTACTGATACTTCTACACGTATTATAGCAGATTTGTTATTATTAGATCTATCCAAGAACAAAGGTACTATTTCATCGGAATTAGAGAGTATTTTTTGCTCTATAGAAGAACTTAGGAACGGAAAATTAAAATGAATAAACTGGAAATTAAGCTGTTATTATTAGGACTAGGAGCAGTTATTGGGTTGTCAGGATTTCCAACTATTGGTAGCATTTTGTTGCTTTCAGCATTGGCTATAAGGAGAGCTTGATGTTACATATCTACTCCTTTATTTATAGATTCTTTAAAATATTCAACTTGAGAGTGGTGATTTTACCAAGTAAATATACTAAGCATTTGGAGCAAAATCATCCAAATATGTTTTTTAATCAACTAGCAATAGCAGCTTTTCAAGCTGAATATGGTTACGTATCGTTGTCGAAAAATTCACCAATAATAGATAAAGTAAAGAATGCTTTTGATTTTTCTTATATGAGAAGGAAATAATATGATTACTAAACAAGAATTATTGTCAGGAAATTTAGAATCTGACTTAACTCCAGAACAGCTTGCCAATTTAGAGATTCTATTGGAACGCATTAATAAGCTCAGAAATGCTTATGGTAAGCCTTTAAAAGTTACATCTGGTGTTCGTACAATGAATCATCACTTGCAGATTTATGCCGACAAAGGTATAACAGACAAGTCGAAAATTCCCATGAAAAGCAAGCATTTGTCATGTGAAGCTTGCGATATCGTCCCAATTGGAAAGCCTGTAAAAGACTTGCATGATTGGATAAAAGCTAATGTTAAACTAATGGAAGAAATTGGCTTATGGTTTGAGGACTTTTCTGCTACAGAAACTTGGACACATTGCCAAATTGTAGCTCCTAAATCTGGCAAAAGGTTTTTTCTACCATGATACCTGAAGTTGGAGAGTATTATATTTACCAGAATGGAGATATTATTAAGATAGAAAAAATTGTAGATATTTCTGGTAATTTAGCTACATATAGAATAATAAATAATTACCAGAATATGGGAGCAATTTTTATTCCTCTACCTAGTCAATATACCAAAATCCATCCGATATTGGTCAAACTTTGGAGGTTGGATGAAGCCTAAAGTTGGTGATATATTCTTTTATAATGGTGTTAATGATATTTTAGTATTTTATAGGATTACGAAACTTACTTCTAATTATTTTTATTTTAGTTGCAAACATATTAGAGGTAGCGAATGGATAAGAGGTTCTGAATATTTATCTTTAGATATACTAACAGGTAACAACAGCTCATACACTATATTACATCCAACGCTTGTCAAACTTTGGAGACTTGATGACTGATTATGAAAAGAAGCGAGTCTTCTGGCAAATTATCCAATGTGTAATTTCAATAGTACAGATTATTGTTACTGTCATTTTAATAAAGAGTAATTAATGTCAATTATTAAATCAATCCTCAGATTTACTTCCAAAGCGTTATTTAAGTTATCATTTTTTATCCATCCTGGTCCAATGTATAATATTGGAGATATTGTTAAATTTCGTGGAGTTAATTACCGAATTATTGATATAATTGTTTATAATCCTAAAAATATCGCATACTTAATCTGTAACTTTAATAAGACTTTTGATGAGTGGGAAGTTGTGGCTGAAGAAGATTTAGAGCTACTAAGTCCAAATATGCAGAAACTTTATAAATTCTTCTTGACTAAATAAAATATGAGTTATATAATAATAACTATTGGAGATTTTAATGAAAATTACTTGGGATAAAAAACAGATAAATTATGTAAGGAAGTTGAATAGCCAAGGTTATTCTCGAACAGAGATTAGCAAAATGTTTAGGCAAAAGTTTAACTTACATAGAACTCCTGATTCAATCAAACATTGTATTCAAGCTTATTGTTCTGATTCTGAAGAATATACTCCTAACGTATTGATTTTAGATATCGAAACATCCCCTTTGGTTGGTTTTGTATGGGGATTGTTTGACCAAAACATCCCACTTAATATGCTAATTAAAGATTGGTTTATTCTATCATTTTCAGCTAAATGGCTTGGAAGTAGTGAATCTGAAGTAATCTATGCCGACCAAAGGAATAAGAAAGGAAAGTCATTACATAATGATAAGCCACTATTGGTAAAGATTAAAAAACTATTGGATAAAGCTGATATTGTTATTACGCAAAACGGCATATCATTTGACATGAAAAAAATCAATGCCAGACTTATTGAGCATGGATTAGATGCTCCAACACATTACAAAAACATTGACACCTTGAGAATTGCTAAGAAACATTTTGGATTTACTTCCAATAAGTTAGAGTACATGACTAAAAAGCTTTGCACTAAATATAAGAAGCAAGAACATTCTGACTTCTCTGGTTTTAAACTTTGGGATGAATGTCTTAAAGGTAATATGAAAGCTTGGAAATCAATGGAAAAGTATAACAAATATGATGTTTTAAGCTTGGAAGAATTGTTCTTAAAGTTGGCTAAATACGATAAGTCAAATACAGTAGCATTGGCAGTTAAAGCGTATAATAAAGCTATTAGCAAATAATAAAAGGCTACTAATGAAAAAGTCTGAAGCAATTAGAGAAATTTGGGAAGTGTTGGAATCTGACATTAGTCCTAACCATGAGAAAGCTAAAGTGATCTTAGAAAAGATTATGGATTTAGGCTTTGGTGCGCCAGAGATTCAGCGTAATGTTTCCAAAGAAGAATTACTGGAACTTTCTCTCACTGGATATGATATATCAGAAGATGACTTCATTTCTGTTAGAGAATGGGAAACTGAGGATTATTTGGATAAAGATAAGCTTAACTGAGGAATTATGCCAAAAAAGAAAATACAGTTTACAAAGGACTTGGAGTGGATGAGGGATTATGTTTCTTCCATTGCTCATTTAGTTCCAAAAGTTAAGAATATTAATAAGATAACATCTAAGAAAGCTAATCCTAACTTTGGTCAGCATTTTCAAGGTTCTATTGTCTATTATGATAATAAGCCAGAAAGAATTTGTCTATATACTTCTTATAGAGATAGGAATAATCCTAAAAAGATTAAAAAATACTCCACTATTGATTTATTATCGACTTTAGCTCATGAGTTAGCACACTTGGAGCATTGGGATCACACTCCAGATCATAAACATTTGGAATGTGTTATTCTTCAAGTTTTTATGGTTCAGCTTAAAAGTGACTTCTATGTTTCAGAAGAACATGAAAATAAGAATGGAAGATTTTACTAATCTGTGGTATAATTCTCTTGTTACCATCATTGGGAGGTTTCGTGAAAGTTGGCGATATTGTAATCCATAAATTATCAAGAAAGCTAGGAAGAGTTATAACAATTGATGATAAATCATGTAAGGTTTATTTACAATCTGGAGATAATGGTGCGTTTAATTTAACTGCTCCAGTTGATGAGTTTGAAGAGTCTGAGTCAATTAATCTTGTAGTAAAAGAGCCACAAACAACTCAAAATGATGGCGAGTCTAAAAGATACAATGCTGGAAAAATCCAGACAAGAGAGATTGATCCAAATTTCATTTTAGCTTTGGGAGAAGTATTAACCAAGTCTAGGGTTAAATATGAACATTATAACTGGCAAAAACCTACAAAGTTTTCAACACCTTACGAAAGCTTAATGCGACATTTACTCGCTTTCCAATCTGGAGAAGATATCGACAAAGAAACTGGATGTTCACATTTAGCTCATTGCGCAACTAATATTATGTTTTTAATGTATCATGACAGAGAAAACAAAGAATATGCCGATGATAGGGGATTTAAGAAAAAGGTTGACAAATGATTTACATTATTGTATTCTTTATTGTGTTTGGTATGACTGTGAGGAAAAAATGAAATGGAAAAACAACACACCTAGGTTGAATGAAAAAAGATCTATAGTTAAGTTTGCTTTAGTTCCTGTTTTAATAAAAGATCAGTGGGTATGGCTTGAAAGATACGTGAGCAATCAAGTTTATCAGGTGCGTCCGTATCATCATTCAGGATTAAGATATACAGCTTTTTGGTACGAATCTTCTAAGGAACTTTATGACAAAAAAGATTAATTACAATAACCCTACATTCTGGGCGAGTATTGATAGAAGTGAAGACAAGGATCATCATTTTTGTACCAGATGGTCATATCGTATAAGAGTAATTTATCCTGATGGTGAATGTGTTTATTCAGATAGTCCCTATATGTGCGACCATAAATGGACGAGCGTTTCTTGCTTTTACGAAAATGGAATGACTCACAAAGAAGTAATCAAAGCCATGAAACAATTCGACAAAGAAAATAATAGAAAAACAACCTATCTAGGTCAAATTACACTAAAAGGTGAAGAATGAAAGATTTCATATTTGGACTACTGGCAATGTTTATAGCTATGACTATTTTGATATCTACTAAATTTGTTTCAATAGATTCCATAAAAAAGACTGGACAAATCAAGATTGATGGTGTAGTATATAGAATAATGAGGTGTATATGAAATCTGTTATTATCTATTCTATACTGGCAATTTTAAGTCTATTCTTCCCAGAGTTGATATTCTTACCACTAGCTCTGGTAACTTACTTACTTGGAGCTTCTCTAGCCTATGCTAACCATTACTTAGCCTTATTCTTTATTGGAATGGCTGTTTACAAATACTTAACCAGAAAGTTATAATATGGTTTTACCAATATTTATAGCATTAATAGGAGCAATTTATGTATCAGAAACTACAGTTAAAAGTAAAAGAACTACGGAAGAATATTACCAAGCTGGTAAAAACAGTAGAGAAAGGACTATCAAACCTTCTTATAGAGATTAAGCATAATGAAAAGCTTAATTTAAGCGTATTTAAACATCCATTATATAGACAAGTTACAGTTACCCTTACTCTACTTGGTAGAGATTTTAGTTTAGATTTAGGCTCTGGAGAGAATTCTTTTGTTGATGGTATTTATGTGGATAAGACTACTGGCGAACTTCTCGAGTTAACTATATCCTCTGAGTTTTCTTATAATTTCTTCGTTATCAATTCTAATAATGTAGACAGAGAAGATGGACTTACTCTTAGATTCTTTAGTAAAAGTAGATACGAACTAATCATCCCTTACGAATAGGAAATTAAATGTTAGCCTTTTTGTTTAAATTACAGAACATTATCCAAGTGTTAAAATGGCTTAAAAAGCTGTTTAATAAAGAGGCTAATAAATCTAATGGTACTAGTGAAAAAGTTGATTATAAGCAGAAATTCGATGAATTAGAGGCTACTTATAAGTTTACTGTATCTCAGTTCCAGTCTCAGATCTATACATTAACCGAATTTTACCAAACGGCTGACAGACAACGTGGAGAACTTGCCACTAGACTTTCTGAGGTTGAAAGTAAATTAGCTGAAAAAATAAGTAAAGAGAGGTCAGAACAAGTCAGGGTTGGACTTGTTGCTGAAAATGTTGCTCCTTTACTTAGAGATTTTCCTTATGAATCTAAAGGACTTAGAGGATTATTTAACCCGATAGATTACGTGCATTTTGGGGAAGATCAGATAACTTTCATTGAAGTAAAGACTGGAGATAGCCAGTTGAGTGAAAAACAGAGGAATATTAAAAGGTTAGTTGATAGTGGTAAAGTTAAGTTTGAAGTACATAGAATGAATGAGAAAGGATATCAAATTAAATGAATATACAAGTTGGTGATTTTATAATGTATAAAAATAATAGTGATATACGTATAGATAAGATTATACAGGTAGACCTATATTATAGTAGGTTACTTTGTTATGATTATGCTTTTAGATCTAAATATTGGATACGTCTTGACTTCTATGAGGATTGTATTATTGGAAAATTACATCCAATATTAGTAAAGCTTTGGAGATTGGATGAACGATATTAAAGTCGGTGATTTTGTTTTACTTGATTTATTCCAAGACAAAGGTATGAGTAACTATCCTATACTCAAGGTATATTCGGATAACATTGTGGATTTTGGATTTGGCGACTGTATTGAGTGTTCATTTGGTTATCATCGCAATTATTATAGAGTTTTAGATTTAATTAAAATCCACCCAACACTTGTCAAACTTTGGAGACTTGATGAAAACAATTAAATTCTTCGCTGATATTTACAATATTAACGTCATTTTCCATTTAGGCTCTGATGTCAAAAAACTTGAGAAATATGCTATTGGTGAAGTTCCTCTTAATGCTTATGGTAGATTTTGGCAAACTGAAGACAAAGAAGGTAGACATTATTTCCAAATTTGGCTAAGGGAAATGCACACAGCTGATTTCTTTCATGAACTTATCCATTTCAAAAATGCTGTATTTAAGTCAAGGGGTATTATGCTTGATCATGATAATGACGAACCAGAGGCTTATTTTATCAGCTATATAACAGATCAAATCCTCAAAAGATTACACAAAAGGAAGTAATATGTCAAAGATTATTGAAGGTAAATTATCCAATCAGCTCCCAAGAAATAATACTAGTGGCTTAGTTAGAGGTGTTGTAAAATGCGCTAAATGTAAGAAAGAAATAGAAAGACCAAAAGTAGTTGATCTTCAATTTGAAAATACTAGTGGAAGATTTCAATATAAATTATATTCTTATTTACAAACGCCATATTTTATATTAGAATCTAATTCTGGAAAAGCTGTCTGTTATTGTTCGGAAGCTTGTATGAAAAAACATAATCATAGGTTTAGTAAATGAAAGTAAAAGTTAAAATACTGGATAAAAACATTGAAACATCTTTGCCAAAATACTCCAGAGATGGTGATTGCGCCTTGGATTTAGTGGCAACTTCTATGGATTTGACTTTTGATTTCATTGAATATGGTACAAATATCGCAATTAAAATTCCTGAAGGCTATGTTGGAATAATTGCTCCAAGATCTAGCATTTCCAAGTATGATCTAAGTCTTTGTAATTCTATTGGTATAATAGATAATAACTACGTGGGTGAGCTTAAACTTAGGTTTAAAACGAATAAGGATTATTCAGAAAGAAGAGGATTTCCGATTTATTACAATATTGGCGATAGAATTGGACAGTTATTAATTATTCCAATTCCTAAAATCGAGATTGACTTAGTTGAAGATTTGGGAGAAACTAATCGTGGAAGTAATGGATTTGGTAGCTCAGGAGTTTAAATGGTAAATGAACAAAATACTTGCGGATTTTGCCACGTAAACTGCGGTAATGATTGGTGTCCTGTTAATCAAAAAGGAAAATAATGGCTAGACCTAGTGACAGAGAGTTTCAACTAAAACGTAAAATTAAAGAATTAGAGGAAATTAACAGTCAATTAGAAATACAAGTCAATAATTTAAAGAAACAATTAGACAAGCTAACTAGTGGAAATATTTCAAATAATGAAAAAAAGCCTAAAGTTAGTGCAAAATTAACTTGCCCAGAATGTGAATCTGAGGTAAAATTAACTGAGTTACCTCATGCCAATTTATACCTTTGTTCAAAAGGTTGTGGCTATAGGAAAGTAATCAACAAATAAAGGAATATTATGTCAAAGCCAGTCAGAGCAACAAAAGTTACAATTGATGATATCGTTAATAATAACTTAGTGTTAAAGTCTCATGAATATATTAACCCGAAGTTTGCCACTATATTAACTAATAATAGCGGTACTCTTTGTAGAGAAACTGAAGATGGTCCACTTTACTTAGTATTAGTTGGAGACTGGTTTAGAGCTTCTCTTTATAATCTTCCCCAGATTAAGGAATTTGACCAATTAGCTGATTATAATCTAACAATCCTAAGAAAGCAGACTGTGACTATTACTCCAGCTAAAGATGAAGATTCTGAGATCACTCCAGAACCAAAAGAGGTTGATGTACTAGTGAAGAAAGAAAAAGCTGTAAAACAAGATAAGAAGCCGAAGAAAGTTGAAAAAGTAGAAGATGATGGATCGGAAGTTTAAATATAAGATTATTCTTGCTTTAAGAAAGCTTACGTTCTCTTATCCTGAGAGAAATAAAGCTAAGAAGAGGTCTAAGATTGGACCTGAGCTTTGGAAGTGTGAAACTTGCTCCAGACAGATTTATACTGGAAAAAGAGATATTGACTTTATTAAAGTTAAGTACCCTAAAGCTGAGTCTGGTAAAATGCACATGGATCACATAAATCCTGCTGTAGCATTGGAAGGCGAGTCTGATGATTGGAACGTAACAATTAACAGAATGTTTCCAATGGAGGAAGGCTGGCAAAATATCTGTGCTGAATGTCACCTTGTTAAAACAGCTTACGAAAATGGCGAAAGAGCTAGAATTAAAAAAGAAAGAAAATAATAGTTGACATAAGTTTATTTATGTGCTATTATATTATTTTATCTATACATCGGAGAATTTAATGCGTCTACTACTATTATTATTAACAATTACAACATCAGTACTTGCTCAATCTCCAAGAATTGTGCTTACTGAAAATAATTCTATTGTATTTAACGAAGCTGTGTCAGATGTTTATGTTGCCAAGAAGTCTTTTGAGTTGATGTTGAAATCATCCAATCTATCACCCAAATCACCTTTATATTTAGTATTAAATACTCCCGGAGGTTCTGTTTCTGCTGGTAATAATTTTATTGACATCGTAAAAGGATTAAATCGACCTGTACATACAGTTACAATCTTTGCTGCCTCAATGGGCTATCAAATTGTTCAAGAGCTTGATAATCGCTATATTATACCTTCTGGAGTATTAATGTCACATAGAGGAGCAGTTACAGGGCTGTCTGGACAAATTCCAGGTGAACTTAATGAAAGACTTAAGATGATTGAATCTGTTCTTGATGGGATGAATGAAAGAGCTTCTAAAAGAATTAAGCAAGACAAGAAAGCTTATCAACAGTCTACTGCAAATGAGCTTTGGTTAGTTGGGCAAGATGCTGTAAACAAAAAGAATGCTGATTTGGTAGTATTGGTAACTTGTGATAAATCATTACTATCTTCTTATAAAGAGGAAGTTGCCACTATCTTTGGATCGTTTACTGTAGAATATTCTAAATGTCCGTTAATTTCTTATCCTCTTTCAGTTAAGCGTGGACAGAACTCAATTCCTACTACTAGTAAAGAGTTTATTGAAGTCAAAAACACTAAGAGAAAAGTATATTTAGCTTTTTAAGGATAAATTATGGCATCAGTAGAGGAATTACTAAGATCACTTGAAGGTAATGATAAAAAGAAAGAAAAGAAGCTTAATAAAGACGTACTTAATTTTATATCTGATTTGAATGTAGAATCTGGACTAGTGGCATATCCCAACTATCTGATCTTCTACTACTATAGAATGAAGTACAATCCAGACGCTAGAAATAAGGCTAAGAAAACAACATTCTTTACCACTTTCAGCACAAAGTTTCCAAGTACAAGAACTGAAAATCAACGCTATTATCTTTTAAAAGAGGGCTTATTTGATACCAGCGAAAAAACATTAGAGGATGCTAAACGCTATGACCAAGCCAACTGGAAAAAAGCCCCAAAAAGAACAATCAGGAAAGAGGAAGAAGTATAGCCATTTATACTCAAACTCAACGTATGCTTACAGAAGAAGTCAAATTGAAACTTCTTATATTAATGGAGTGAAGGATGATGACGAAAATGTCGTCATTCGTCCATTAAATCAAGAAGAATTAGACTTTCTGGATAAGTTTTACAAAGAATCTGTTCACAATACTTTTGACTCCAATCAAGACACTAAAAAGATTGTTAGAGAAATTCGCTCACTAGTCGGTCAATATTCTTATTGGAAAAGAAAGAAGTGTAATAAAGGCAAAATAAACGAAGAGTTAGAAGCTAAAATAGCTAAGAAAAAGCTTGAATTTAAGAAAATTAGTGAATCACTTGGAAACTTATATACAGATTACGAAGATCAGAAAACACTAAGGTCGGATAATTACAAAAGAAGAACTGATGTTAATTGTCATCTCCAATTAAATGATAATATTGAAGTTTATAAAGAAGATGATTCTCACGATGAAATGGAGAATTGGGAGATTGTTTTGGAAGATATGTTAAATGATGAATTAGACTAGGTTAATAATCTTGATAATCCCTGCCAGTAGTGTTACACAAGTGGAAAGTATTCCGATTAATTTCAATCCACCTTCAATCATTGTAACGTGTTTATCCAGTGGAGTAATTTTATTTTCAAGTAATTTTATGTGATCTTCAGCGAGGTCAGTTCTGTGAATATGGTATTTTAGGTCTTTGTTTTGTTCAGCCAGAGTTACATTAATTTCCGACAATTCTTCGGCTATTTTGTCTAATTTCTGCTCAATTTTATCAAGTCTATTTTCCATATTGACCTCTGAGTATTAACTCTGTTTCTTCTTGGCTAAAGCTTGTCTATAAGCTGGACTTTGTTGTAGCTGATATTCTGCCACAGCTTTCTCTTTATCGCTTCCATTTAAGGCTTTATTGATGATTTCAGCTTGTCCTTGAGCAGCTTTAGAGTCAGTCATATTTTGAAACTTATTTAATAACTCTTCTAATGTGTCCTTATTATCTTGAACATTTAAAGCTTTTGTACTTTCTTTTGGTGCTAAAGGAATCATTGCATTTTGGTTAAATGGTCTTTTTTGTGTATCTGGAGCTAGCTCTTTATATCTTTTAGATAAACTAGACATCTCTTCTGAACTTATCAATCCTCTATTAAATCCAGCCATTTGATTAGCTATATCTTCTCTCTCTATTTTCTTTTTAGCATTTTCGGCTAATCTTTGTTGCTCATCAAAACCCTTTACCCCTCTCTCTTTATAATATTCAGGCATAGTAGGAGAAGCACCAGTCGGAGTAGAGTCTACACCTTCTTCTGCGGCTTGAGCGGTTAAACCTACAGCACCTCCAGCTAAAGCTGGTATTAATTTTTTACCTACTTTTCCTGTTAATTTTAGTGCTTTATTTGCTTCTAGTAAAGTTAAAAATTCTTGTATTTTAGTCGATGAAGGAGCTACTGTGTTTGCTACAATCGCTCCTGTTGGACCGGCTGTAGAAAATCCTGCTGATGTTTTAATAATCCTAGACAATGTAGAATCTGGAGAGTTTTCAACTACTTCTTTAATAGCACTTAATGGAAGTTCTTTAGCTAAAGGACTGGTAACATTTGCTACCTTTTGGTCAGGAAGAAATCCTCCAACTGTTTTAATTTGTTTAAGTTTCTCTGCTTCATCTAAAGCATCTTGTAATCTTTTGATCTGTGAAGCGTTATCTTTCTTGTAAATATTAGATATAGCATTTTGATTTTTTACGTAGGGATTACCATTATCATCAATTGATATTCCAAATTCTTCTAGTGTATTTTCTGCTTTTATCGCTCTAGCAGATAACTCTTGACCTCTCTTAAAGGTTTCTGATCCCGGTAGATTTTTTAAAAAATTAGAGACATTTCTAGCTTGCTCTGCTTTAAACTTAGTTGTTTCATCAGCAAACATTTTGTTGTAATTTACTTGATCTTGATAAGATGGTATCAACTTATCAGCAACATCAAAAGAAGAAAGTTCAGTACCTTTCAGGAAGTCTACGTTAGAACTTAAAACATTCCCTAATTCTTTCTGTATTCTTTTTTGTTTTAATGAAGGATTTGCTAGTAATACTTCTTTTGGGAAGTTTGTAGCTTTAGAATAATCTTCGATCGTTGGTCGAATAGGTGATAATGATTTACTATACAAATCAGCCGATTGTTTACTTAATTTATTAATTTCTGCATTTATTTCAGGAGACTCAATTCCAAGTTCTGATAATTGTTTTAGTTTACTATCGATTTCTGCTTTTTTAGCCAATATTTTTTCAGATTGATTTAAACTGGCATTTCTTGCTATAAATTGAGGATCTTCTTGTGGTAATAAATTTGCCAGCGGAGCTTCTTTAATATCAGATAAAGCCTTAATTACGTCACTTCCTTGAACATTTCCGGATAATGATTGTTTTCCTATTCTAGAATAATCTACACCGGATTCTCTTAGGTTCTTAACTACATTTAAATAATCATCAAGAGTATCTTTAAATACTCTAGCTTTTTTATATTCTTCAGGATTTTGTCGAATAATATCTCTTTGGTCTGGAGTAAGTTTCCCCATTCTGTTAGTGATAGTATCATAAGTTTTACCTAACAGATTTAAACCAGAACTAGCACCTTTATATGCAGCTATAGACTTCAGTCCAGACTCTAATTCTTTTGGCTGAGAAGCCTCTTCAGGATTTAATGTATCTTCAAAAGATGGTAAATCTTCTGTTTGATCAAAACTAGGAAGGTCTTGATTTTGGTTATTATCAGGAAGTTGATCAGCGTCAACTGTATCTTCAAATTTAGGTAGTTCGTTTTTCATAATTAATCCACATACCTTATTGGTTTTTTAGTTACAGCATCATATTCGACTTTTCTATTAGTTTTAGGATCAAGTCTTATAATTGTACTTGGAGTATTATCTGGCTGGATTTCGTCAATAGTTGGTCTTATGATTTCTCTAATCTCTGATTCTGGAAGCTGTATTCTTTTTGAAGCCTGTTTTGTATATAGATTTAATCTAGCACTAAGATCTCTTTGTCCGGCTTGTTCAAATTTTACAGCAAGTTCGTTCATAAACTTCTTATTTTCTTCTGTAAGTTCACCAGTGGCAGCTTGATTTATTGCAGAATTTAACTTAGACAATATTGCTTTACTTCCACCGTAAGCAGCCCTATCTTGATCAGATAAAGCTCCGACCTCTCCGGATGCTTTTGCTGCAAATGTTTTAGCTGCTTCTTGGGTAATTGGATTACCATTTACCAACTCTTTTAATGTTTGCGCAGATTGTATTCTTTCTTCTGCCTTTATTACTTGCTTATCTTTGTTAAATCCATTTTGTAGATTCTCTATTTTCTTATATTCAATTTGTTCTTTTTGTAAATTAAATCTATCAGCGGCTAACCCAGATCCTTGACCTCTTGCTCTCGCAGCATCTAGCATTGCTTGATTTCTTTCTCTAGCAATATTCTGTTGATTTTGTTGCGCCATCAAAGCTCTTTCACCCAAAGACATTTGTCTGTATTGCTCCAACAAAGCATCAACTCTCTGCTTATTTATAGCATTCTGAGTAGCAGCTTCATCAGCCAACTTAGAAGCAAAGTCAGCAGCTCCAGCTCCTCTTTGAACTCCTGCTCCAGTCTTAGCGCCTTTCTCACCAGCGGCATTCAAATAAGTCGTTAAATTATCGCCTAAGTTTCCAATAAGGTTAATAGCTAAATCTTTATTTTTAGCATCCTGTAAATCTTGACTAGAAGTGTCCACTAGTTTTCTATATTCTTCCATTATGCTTTCAGATCTTGAAGGAGCTGACTGCATCATTGGAATATTCTGAACAACTGGAGAATTGTCGATCATTTCTTGATCTTCAATGTCCTGATTCTGAGCCTGAATTGTTGGCATCTGAGGCTTAGGAGCTATTACTGGCTTAGCTTCAACTTGCTCAACTGGAGGTTTTTCTTCAATTGGAGCAAATGGAATCTCTACAGTTTGACCATTTATTTTATCCCAAGCACTTAATAAATCTTCGTATTTTTTCATATTATTTCTTCCAGCCTTGTTTCATATAATATTCATCCATAGAACCTGGCTCAATTTCTGTCCCTAGTCCACCAGTTTGTGGAGCAGCTTTGCTCCCACTAAAAAGTCCACCTTTAATTCCAGCTATTCCAATATTAGTAGCAGCTCCAATAATAGCGCCTCTTTGAGCTTGTTCAGCAGCTTGAGCAGCCTGAGCTTGATTCTGTAAATTACTAGCTAAAGCATTTGAAGCGTTTGCAACTCCACCAGCTTTTTGAATTTGGTTTTGGAAGTTTTGCTGAATAAGAGATTTATTAGCAATTTCTTCTTGATTTCTATTGGCAGTCTTTTGATTAGAAATACCTTGTCTAGCAGCTAAATTAGAAGCAGCAACATTCTGTCTATTTTGTGCATTAAATTGATTAATGGCATCTCTAGCACTAGCAGCCTGAGTTTTAACTCCAAGGTCTTGTTGGCTAAGTCTTGAAGCCATATCACCTTGGCTAAGTAAAGCAGCTCTACGTGCAGCAGCAGCGTTAGCGGCGACTTGTAAGCCTTGTTGTGATTGCCTATCAGCAGCAGCTTGTCCAGCTTGTAATTGAGCTATAAGAGCGTTTCCAGAGTCTAACGTACCTTGACTGGCAGCGTTTTGTAAAATTGATTCTTTTTGAGCTTGAGCTTGAGCTGATGATTGTCTTAGGATTTGATCTAGAGCGAGTTTATCTTCAGCACCTAATCCAGTTTTAGCCAACTCTTCAATTCCAGCTAATGATCTCAAAGCTGATTGTCTAAGTCTTGGGTCTTGCTGAATAGCTTCTAAAGCTGATGGTCCGAGTTGTTCAGCTTCTAATAGTCCAACTAATTCTGGATCAGATAAAGCAATCTTTTGTGCTTCAATAGTTGGAATACCGATTCTTTCCAATCTGGCAATATTATCTCTAAGGATTTGATTTGCTTCCTTAGCCTCTTTTTTACCAGCGTTACCGCCTCCAAATAGTGTGTCCAAAATTCCCATATATTATCCTTGCCTTTTTAGTAATTCTTTCAATGCTTCTGTTCTTGCTCTTGCTAAACTATCATTTGTCGTATTTACTCTGTTTTCAAATCCAGATTGTGCTATTGCATTTTGTACTTTATTCTGCAAGTCTTGAATTGCAAATTGTTTTGCATCAGCTTTGGAAGCTCTTGAATTAGCTCCCCCAAATCCTAAAGCACCTGTAACAGCAGAACCAATAGAACCTAACCCTAACGCTCCTGTAAGTCCAGAAAGAGGAAGCCCTAAATTAATAGCAGTTTCTAAAACAGACCTACCACTAGGATCAACTAATTCTTTATTGGCTTCAATCGCACCAGCTATCCCTTTCAATCCACCTTCTTGATCTCTACTTGTGTTAGATGCATTTATAATATCAGCATTTCCAACTTGAGTAGAAAGGGGTTTACTAAAGTCATAACCAGCTTTCTTTAAGATATCTCCAAGATTTGCAGATTGTTCAGCATAATACCTTTTACCTGAAGTCTTATTCTTCTTAGAACCAAAACCTGTTATATTAGCACCTTGAGCCATTTCTCTAAAAGCTTGTTCTTCAGCATTTAAGACATCTCTAATTTTCTGAGTATCTAAAGAACTGTTTAATGTCTGAGTTCCAGCTTTATCCAAATCATTATATAATACGTCAGATTTGAGTGCTTTGTCAAGATCTAATCCTGCCAATTGTGATAACGCAAAGAGTCTAGCCTGTTCATCTCTTGTGACTAGTCTATCTCTTTCAGCTTTAGCCTGAGCGATAGCATCTTGTCCAAGGTTATATAAACCTTCGCCACTAGAAACACCTAATATAGCCATTTCTTCTGGAGTAAGGTTAAGCTGTTTAAGACTTCTCTGCTTCTCTTGAGCAATCTTAGCATTTGCTGCGTTGATTTGGTTTTGAAATCCTGCCAATTGTTGAGCTGGAGCTTGTAAAGCAGCCTGTTGTTGTTTAAGTTGGGCTACTTGTTTATTCAAGTTATCAATCTCTTGTTGAGATAGACCTGGACTTGAAATCGTACTATCAAATGGACTTGTAAATCCACCCGAAAAAGCTAAGTTAGTCTCAGCATCTTGAAGCTGTCGAGTTACTTGATCTAACTTATTTTTAGCAGCCAAAGCTGATTTATAAGCATCACTATTAATTATTGGATTGATTTCATTAGCTGTGATGTCTTGAACATTCTTATCAATTAAAGCTTTGTTATTAGCTTCTTTATTTCTAATTACATCTTTAAAGTATTCAGGGATTCTATCCCATTCAGTTTGATATACAGGATTACCACTAGCGTCAACCATCGGCTTACCAGTAGCATCCAATTTTGGAATAAGATTACCTGAAGCATCCTTAGCTGGAGTTACAATCAAATCATCAATTCTCTTCTCTATTCCTGTTTCTAAACCTTTCTGCTCACCAGTAAATATATCTCTGGCTTGTTTTCTAATATTGGAAACTTCATTGGCTCTGTTAGTGGCAAGGTTTATAGCTTCAGTGTCGGCAGACTCAAGTGATCTTTGTAAATCACCAGCTTGCTTTCCTTGTTGCTGTATTCTCTGAACTCCAGACTTATCTGTGTTTAAAAGTAACGCATCAAGTCCTTGTTGTCCACGATTATAGTCTCTATTTTGAGCAAAGACATCTCTAAGTAAACTTGTTCTGTTTTGAGCATTACCAGTTTTATTAAGTAAAGCTTGAGCTTGTGAAACTTGTCCACTAGCCTTGTCAAATAATCCAGCTTGTCTTAAAGATTCTGGACCAGTATATCTTGCATTAATAATATCAGCAAATCTGCTTTTAGTAACATCGTCAATGTATTGAGGAGCTTGTTTAGCAGCTTGAACTACTGGTTGAGTTGGAGCTGGAGTAGTGACTTCATTTGATAATGGTTGAGCTTGAACCGGAGGTTGAACAGCTGGCAGAGCAGTAACATTCTTAGCCTTATTTACAGCTGCGTTAATGTCTGCAATTGCTTGACCTCTATTGGCAAGAGTTCCAGTGTCGACTCTTTGGGAGAATTGTTTCTGAGCATCAGATACGCCACGTTGAGCTTGATTAGTAGCTGTTTGAAGCCTTTGAGAAGTAGCAGAAGCGATTCTGTTACCTTTATTGGCATCAATGTATTGTTTGATATTTGTAAATGTTCCAGATGAGGCTCTAGGATTTGCTGGTTGATTAGCTTGAATAGCTTGTGGACCAGTCGCATTAGCGTTAGCATCTTGAGATGAAACAGCTGAAGGAGTAGATAATTGAACTTGATCAGCTGCATTAGCCTGATCTTGCTTGGTATTATCATTTGGTTTATTTAATCCAAGAGTCTGATTAGAATCTTCATCATCTTTTAAAAATGCCATTAAATAAAACTCCTATACATATAATAGCGATATTACACGCTTTTTTGGCTAAATTATTAAATATTTTGAAAAATAATTATAACTCATTGTAATTACATTAATATTAAGTCTTGCCAAAGTAAATCACCTATGATAAACTATTAGAAAGCAGTTTCCTATCGAAGACCGTGAAATAGAGCGAAAGCGATACAGGTGTCCCGATAAACAAACGCACTTCTGGGTGTCGAGCAAGGATTAAGTACCCAGCGGAAGGCTTCCATAGGAAATGAAGACATTCAGCCTTAAATTGGCAAACCCTCTAACTGAACACTCAAACATAGTAAGTTATTGGTTTTACTAGGTAGACTTCCTTTCTACATAGATAAAACTACGCCAATAAGTTACTGTATAACCTCTAATATCAGTCTCCATTTTCCAGTAGGAAGTCCAATAACGTAATTAATTGTAAATCTTCCTGAGCCGTTATATGTAAATGAAACGGCTGGAGCTGAAGTTGCTCTGATTGTATTATTAGTAAGATTATCAAATTTAATAACATTAATACCAGAAACAAAAGAAAGATTGGTAATTACAACATTTGTTCCAATAATAGATCCATTGTTTCCAATATTTAAATCAACTTGAATCTTTCTTCTGGAAAGGTTTTCAAAATCTAAGTTACCATTAATTATTCCATAAAGCTCATCAGCAAATTCATTATAACTGCCAGCTATTCTCTGAGCAGTATCTTGATCTTCTTGGCTAAAGTCTTCTGGAACAATTCTTCTAATATCACTTAATTTTGGCATAAATCCCTAATGGTTTATTTTAGAATATAAACTAAATAATTACCTATAAGCTCTTGGAGAATTATTTCTTGGTTCAAGAGAAATTCCCAATAATTTAAATTTATCTAAAGCAAAAGCATGTTGAAATCTTACATGAATATATCGACATCTTTGCTTATCCACTGGAATAAGAGTTCTTACTGTATATTCAGTTCCCTCTCCTCCCCAAGTAACATCTGACCAATTATATCCACCAAAGTAACCTGGACCTTGACCATTGAAATTTACTCCAATGTAATCTTGCGCTCTGTCAGTAGCATAAGCAATATTTCCACCATAAAAATTACTCTGATCAAATATTAAAGTACCTTGATTAATCTGTTTTAAGACTTCTGGAGTTCCAAAATGTTGAGGAGCATATTCTACATTCACTCTGATTGCTTTATAAACTTGGAAATCTCCCTCAATAAAGTTGTCAGTATAATTCAATTGAATAGCAATCTGATTACCAACTATTCCAACAATATTACCTTCAAATGGAATGTAAGATGTAAGCTCAGTATAGTCTTTATAACCAGTCCCAGAGTTTGGGTCATTTAAAGCTTCAATGATATTATTAAAATCAATCATGTGAGCAGCTGGATTATTTATTCCACTTGGAGTAGGAATTGTGAAACTAAAGCTCGAGCCAGCTGTTGCTGATGATGACATCGTTATCTGTGATCCCGGTCTAAGGTTTGCTGTAGGATATTTAATCATTCCAGCTGAACCAGCTCCAGTAAAAATAACATTACCATTCAAAGTCATCGTAACAGTTCCAGATACTCTAGCAATATTAAATGTATTGACACCAACAATAGTCAATCCTGTAAATGGTTGTAGCAGTCCGTTAATGTGAACTCCTGCCACTGTACCACCTGATGCTAGGATAATTCCATCAAATCCAGCGAAGCCATCATTTGACACTCCAAAGGCATCATCTGTATTTAATCCTTGGAAAGAGAAGTCAAAAGAATAATCTCCAGTTTCTCCAAATCCAGAAGCAAATACATTATCATAAAGAGGACCTGAAGCTCTGTTAGCATCAGTTGATAGTCCTCCATTTAAACCATTAACGTAACCTGTTTTACTGTTCCAGATAATGCTTGCACCAGTTGGAACTGGATTTAAATCGAAGTTAAGCTTTTCTGCCAGTAGTGTAAGCCTTTCAGCCATATTACTTCCTCTGGATGCTTTAAGCTCAGAAAAGTAATTATCTGATAAATATTGAGACTCATCTCTGTCAAGCTTTTTTAAAAGTCTATTATATTTATTTATAGTTAATGTCTGTTGTTGGACAAGAGTATCTCCAACTTCAATATCCTGAATATTGGAAATCTGAATGTATTCGTCAACTAAGAAAGACGTATTCAGAAATGATCTAGTAAAATCTCTGTCAGCATAATCTTGTCTTTCAAAGTTCTTTCTTTCTTTTAAGACGAACTTTCTATTATCACCTGATCCAATATAAATTTTATCATCAGCTGGATTTGTAAGTCCACAAGTAGCTGGCTTATCCCATCTAGTCCAAGCTCTAGTAAACGTATTATACCTATAAGCTTGAGTGGCAGTAACATCGGCTACCTTAGTTGGAAGCCAAATGATGTACGATCTGTCAGATTCGTAAGTTACACCAAATCCAATAGTTTTATAATTATACTTGTTATTAGTAACTTCAGTAATTCTATTCTCAATATTTCTTGAGATAACAGATACTCCAGTTTCGGAAGCTGTTACGACACCTTGCGTAGAAAGCATGTAAATTAAGTTATTGAGGTTTTGAGCTGTGTCTGGTGCAGTAATAATGGCAGAACTGTCCACTAGTCGTACAGAGAAATTTGGAGCTGATGGACCTGATACAATATAAACACCATCGTCTTTTAAAACAACCAATGAATCTCTTAAAGCTAAGATACGTCTGATAGCTTTATCTTTTGGTCCAATGTCAATAAAGTTAACCAGAGGAACTGCTTCAGGTTGTAATATTTTAGAGAAATATAATCTATTAGGATTAACTGAATTATCAGATCCTACTGTGGTTAAGTAAGATACACCAGTTAGCATAGTCTGATCAACAGTTATCATAAGTCCAGTAACAGTAAATTGATTTGGAGCCGGTACTGTGGCTATTTTATAAACGCCTTTATACATTACTCCGTCATTTAGATAAATCTGATTTCCAACCAAGTATCCATGGTTTCCACTAGTGGTAAATAAATTACCCATAATAGTTGTCGCAGTAATTGTATTATTTACTGGTAAGTTTGGATTGAATTTAGTTGACAAGATAGCGTCTGAAATTGCCAAATAGAAAGCTGAGTTTTCAAGACTTCTAGCCTCAAGTAATAATATCCCCGGAAGATCATCAAGTCCAGATAAATAATAAGCATTTACTGGAGACATTGGGTCAGCATTAATAACTCTTTCGATACTTCTAGCTGTTTCTTCTACAGCCTGACCTACTGAGTCAAGACCTGATAATAATATCTGACCAGTGGCAAGATTTTCTCCAGTACCTTGTTGAAATACAGTAAATGTCCACCCAGAAGATGGCATAGAATTTACTGGATCGGTAACTGGTCCATTATTAGTACAAGATACTCTGACTTGATCTCCAGTCATTACCATTAAATCTTCAACGAAGAAGTCTGTAATGCCTTCAAATGCGTCTATAAACGCTTGTATCGAGCCAGCATTAGTATCAGGATAGAGAGCAAGAGGAACACGAATAGAGATAGTATTTGGAACAATAGGCTCCATTGGCACAATACCAGTATCAAACCATACTTTATAAGTTCTCTCATTATTAGCTGAATTTATAATAATATAAGAATTTGCTGTTGTTGTTGATCTTGGTTGAACTGTGAAGTCTGTAATTTCACTAGTCCCTACAAAAGTGTAAGACCTGAAGATATTAGAATCCCCAACGTAAAGCTTAGACATTCCAGAAACGAAGTCTGAAACAGAAAGTAAGTTAAATTGCTTTCTTTGTAATTCTTTTGTATTAGCAAAGAACATTGAGTTTTTAAATAAAGCAATATCTTGAGCTATTGGAGGAGCTTCATTAGCTGAGATTATCCCTCCACCAGTGACAGGATTTGTGTAAAGAAAAGCATTACCAGCTCTAAAAGAATCTGGAGTAATGTCTGTAACTGTGATAAATCCATTAGTAACGTCAGCATCAGTAATTGGAGCTTCGTAAACTAACTGATGTTCGTCACCTGGGTCAATATCTGAAAGTAATTGAGAAGCGTCTGCTGTAATGAAAGCAGTTCTATATAGCTGATAAAAGTAATTAGTATTTACTCTACTTGGAATCTGGAAGCTAAGTTCTACATTAGCAGCAATTCCAGCTGATGTCTGTCCGTCAAATACTGTAGAAACTGTTAATGCACCAATGGCAACATTTCCTTGAGAAGCATCTAAGACATCTCCTCCATCATTATTAGAAACTGTAACATCATTTCCTGATACTTCAACGCTAATATCTGATAAAGCAGCCAAAGATGTACCAATTCTGGCAGCAACTTGTGCATTAGTTGTTAATCCTTGAATATCAATCGGAACAAGCTGTCTATTTACAATCTGAGCATCAGCTGGGATTGGAGTCATAGCAGTCGTTATAAAATAAGGAGCATATTTATTATTTGGTGTGTCAAATGTAAAGAAAGAGCCGTCAGTAATTAGTGTATAGTTGATAACGCTTACTAGAAACGATTCACCAATATTAATATCTTTTGATGTATTTGAGACAATCGATCTCGAACTTGGAGAACCTAAAACAAGTACATTATTTACATCTTTTGTTCCCCAAACTAACCTATAGGAAACTTTAGATTGAGCTGGTAAGAATCCAGAATCATCTGGCATAATTTTAGAAATCAAACTAGTGGCTTTTACTCCACCAGCTGTGGTAATATATCCGCTATTAGAGGTGAACTCTGAGTTAGATAAAGCTGATATTTTCTTAATACCATCTGATGTAGTGAAGAAAAAGTTACCATTAAGTTCAGCTGATTTTATTCTAAGTCCAGAAACTACTTCAGAATAGTCTCCATCAAATGCAACAAAGTTACCATTACCATCTGAATCATATTCGAGTGTGGATGAATAGTGGCGAAATATGCTATTTTTGTAAGCAAGAATTTGTTTAACGTATGTATTATCCAAAGTGAGCTGTCCATACTCTCCAAAGCCTCTTCTTTGCTCAATTACGTTATCTGCATCAATAACAACATTATCAGCTTCAGTTAAAGCCCCATCAGCTCTTGTGAGTTCAGAGCTGTTTGTAATTAACCCACGAGACGAAGTTAGACTACTCATTAATCATCCTTATCTTGAATATCTTTTTAATCTACTTCTTGTTGCTTGTTGAAGAACTCCATGTCTATTTTTAATTTTGACATTGGCAGCTTCAACTCTATTATCTATTAGCGTCATTACGCTTGTTTCCATTTCTTTAAGCTTTCTTTCTGCTGACTGCTTACCTTGCTCATCTCCCATAGATTCTAAACAAGCAATAGCAACTCTTTGAGCCAGTATCGGATGTAGTTCTACTGGAATATTTGGAACAATGCTTTCTTCAGCCAAAGTAATAAAATCTCCAAGTTGGACTTTAGAGATTAGGCTCTTAGGAAACGATATTTGTTTAGCGTTAAAATTAATTGTATTTACCGGAACGTCCCAATGAATAATCTTATTTGGAGAATCTTTTTGAGTAAAATCATAAAGACTACCAATGGCAAAGTTTTTAGGAAATTTAGCTAATGAGAAACTAACGCATTCTAATTGTTTAGTGACATTGGCACTAGTCCCAGCAACAGTAACATTAACTCCTTCTACTTTTATTTGAGTAGAAGAAAGCACAGTTACACTTCTAAGTCCATCAATACTTGGAGTAGAGTTTGATGATGTAATGAGAACAAAGTCTCCACTAGTCAAACCTTCAGTTGTTGGTAAAGTTATAATAGAATCAACTCCAATAGCAATATTTGTGGCAACTTGACTGTAAGGGTTCAAGTTATCTGTTTCAAATATTGACGTTAGAGAAGTCGAAACTCCACCATTATCAAAAGGAACTAAAGCATTTGGTCTGAGATAGATATAAAATCTTAAAGCTTTATAACTAAGCTGACCTTCTCCAAGTAAAATAATTTCATTATTTTGAATGTAAAATCCTCTACTTTCAGTTCTAAAATTAGATTTACTAAAGTCAGGGATTTCATCAATTGAGTATCTGAACATTTCGTAAATATTACCATTAGTATCAATCAAAGAGACATCACGGACTTTATTACCATGCGCTCTTGTTGGAATAGCATAATTACGTTTACCTAATTCAAAAGGAATATCAATTGTATAGACAAGATGTTCTTCTTGCGCTCTGATCATCATTGGAATAATACCAAAGTTCATTTCTTCAGTGGCAATTTCCAAGAAGTCAGCATCAGTAAAGCTTTCTTGAGAGTTCGGTATAAAACCTCTACGCTTGATTGTTTTAAGCAATCTATCGGTAGTCAATACGCTTGACATACAACCTCTTTAAATTAAGATAATTTTGCTAATTTAGCTTTTAATTCTTCAATCTTAGCTTGGATAGCTTCTGGAGACTCATCTTCCATTTCAGATGGTTCTTCTTGCTCCATCTCTTCAGCTTCATCTTCCATTTCTTCATCAGAATCTTCAGATTCGCCCATTAGTTCTGACTTCTTTTTCATGATCTCTTCAGCTTTTGACAAGCCTTTCTTTAGACCTTCTGGAGAGTCTGACATAACAGTTACTTTATTAAGCTGTTTTCCTGCCATTTTCTCTTTCAAGTCACCATACTGACCATCTGCCATCTCTTTTGATAGTTCTTTTAACATACCAATTCTGGCTTTTTTCTTCATGTCTTCCATTGTAAATTCTCCTTACAGAATTTTTGCTATACCATATAATAGCAATATTAAATATTTATGAAATCTTCTAAGTATCAGATATTACGTTCTTCTATTAAAGTTTGATCAATTTTATATATTTTATAGTTTTTTCCAGATTTAGTGGCAAATTCTTTACATACCAGTAAGTCCAGAAATTCATGAAATTGAACATCTTCAATAACTAATAAATACTTCATGGGATATACCTTTTTGTTGTAAATACTTGTAATAATTCAAAAAAGTCTATAAGTGTCTGTTTATTGTTAGTTCCAGCAATATTAGTCATAGTCAAAGCTGGTGCAATATCTGGAGTGGTTGGAATATTTGTAGTAATTGTTCCAACTGACACAAAAGCTCCGCTATTGGTAGAAATGAAATATTCAACACTAGTAGCAGTAGCGTTAACCACGGCTTTTAAAACATAATAAGTATTAGCTGTGACCGGAGTAGTTGTAATCGTTGTAGTTCTTGTTCCAGCATTGGCACTAACAATCAACCAGTTAGCACTTGTAGCTCTATTATATCTAAAATAAACTCCAGAAGTATATTCTCCAGCTGTTAAGTTACCTAAACCAAACTGTACGTTATAATCTTGAGCCGCTGTTGCTAAAACTGGAATATTAATTCTCCACATGAAAGTCAGTTGACCTCCACCTAATTGAATATTATTTGTTCCAAGATTGAAGTTAGCTGATCCCTGTGGCTGTAAAGTTCCAGTAGTCACGTTAGCAGCGATTACTCCGGGAGAATTAATAACAACCCCAGGTAAAGTAAAACTTCCAGTGGCATTTACAGCTTGTGCCCAACCTAAAGTAGAGTTAATTGTTCCAGTAATAAAATCATCAAATAAATGCGTTTTAAACGCTGGATTGGTTAATTTAGCCTCTTCTATAGCATCTTGGTTAATAATCGCAGTAAAGCCGTTTGATGAGTTATCAAATGGCATTCCTCTAGAATGTGGAGATTTATTAGAATACATTATAATCCCTCTTGGATAAATATTTCAATAGCTAGTGCTGAAATAATGTATATACTCTGCGCATCAGTTACTTCTAATACTATTTCTTGATTTGGAAATAAAGTCTCACCTTTAGTAGAACCTGTTGTTGTTACGTTGTTTCTTGATGATATGTAAGCTGCAACAGTTCCATTATTTACGATTTTAAGATATTTTCTTCCAGATAAGTTAGAAGCTCCAACAGCACATAAAGTAACTGTATTTGCCACTAGTGTTTTGGTTACATCTGTAATTGATCTTAAATTCTTATAAGTCTCAACAGATCCAGTAGTGTCAGTTTTTACTTGACGTAAATTAGTTCCATCAAATCCATAAACATTGGCAGCTGTACGTAAAGTATTAGCTCCAGTTATTCCAGCGTTATAATCAGCTGAAGCAGTTCCATTATGTAATTGTGATGCTACTCTGATCGTATTAGCATCAGCAGCTCCAATATTATAACTCAGCTGAGTTCCATTTCTTGTTAAATTGGCAGAGACACGTTGAGTATTTGCGTCACTAGTTCCATCATTATAACTTAATTCTGTACCATTTCGGGTAATGTTAGCTGTAACTCTAGGAGTTTGCGCTCCAGTTACTCCAGCATTAAAATCCGCTGCTCCTGTTGCATTTCCAACTTGAGAAGCCACTCTTATTGTATTAGCTGAAATTGCTCCGTAATTCGTATCTGGAGCATTTCCTTCTAGCTTTATATTTGCAGAAACTCTTTGAGTATTTGCATCAGAAGTTCCATTATTATAACTAAGCTCAGTTCCGTTTCTTGTTATATTTGCAGTTACACGTTGAGTACCAGAGTCGGTTGACCCTGCACCGTAACTTACTTCTCCACCATCAGCTCTAACAGCATGTGCTGAAATTGACCCATTAGTATCAACTTGAATAGGTCGCCATTTTCTAGGATTACTTCTATCTAGTCCAAAACTTGGAGAACCAAACTGACTTCCATTAAAGTGTAATTCATCTTTAACCGGAGTAAAAATTACGTTATCAGTTCCATCAGTTAACTTTACAGTCCAAGCGTTAGCAATTGTATTTGGTAATCCTTGGTTGGAAGATGTTCTTAAAGTTTGCGCACTAGTAGCACCTTCGTTAAAGTCAGCAGCTCCAGTAGCATTTCCAATTTGAGCAGCAGTTCTTAAAGTCTCATTTGTTACTAATCCGTAACCTCTGTCAAAAGTTTCCAAGATTAATGAAATATTATCTAATTCTAAATTAATATCAATTAATTCTTGTTTATTTTGTAATTGAGTAGTTTCTGTAGCCCTTGTTGATAACGGCACATCAAAATCTAAATCAATAGACTGTACTGCTATTCTAATTAAATCAGTATCAGCTTCTATAGCATCTAAAGATTCATTGGCTTTTATAAGCTCATCAGTTATTAAATCATTCTGATAAGTCGTATTTTGCTCAAATAATCCAGTGTAAGGATTGAGTTTATAGTCAATTAATTCTTGACCTTCCCAAATTGGATTCTGACCATTATAATCTAGATCAACAATTGTAACAATCTCTTCTGTTCCAGCTGTAGTAACAACAGTAAAACCACTAGTTCCAGCTGTTGAGTCGTCCACTAGTCCAGTTTGAACCGTTCTAATTGATAGATTATTTCTTGTTAAATCTGTTTGGAAATATTGAGATAAAGTTCCAAGAGCTAGTTTTGTAGCCAATGCTACAATTGAAGATGAATCTCCAGTGGCAATGTTTACTTCAAGAAATTCAGCGTCAGGAATTACTGGCTGAGTTCCAGTATTGTCAAGATTATACCAAATTACCAATAGCTTATTGGAAGGATTAAATCTGATTGTAAAATATTTGTTATTTAAACTAGTGGCTGGAAGTGTGATAACTTCAGTTAATTGTTGGCTTCTTCCAATATAGTAAACAATCTTTTCTGGATTATTGTCAACATTATAAGTGATATCAAAATGACTAAATGCTCCAGTAACGACAGACTTTGATTCAAAAGTTCGTATAGCATGAGCATCTTTCTCATGAACATCTTTTACTACTAATCCTGGATCATAAAATGATACGTTTTTATTTGTCATATTAGTCACTTATATTATAGCAATAAATTATAGTGCTATGTGTTATTCTTTAACTTCAGGACTATTGGCAGCTTTTTCTTCGCCAATGGAAAACTCGTCCTTAGTAAATTTAACTCGTTTATTGTGATAAAGAGCAGCACAAGTTACAAACCAAGCTAAAGATTCCCAAGCGTTTAAATTACCAACTTTAAATAAAGATAAAATCATTGTAATTGTTGATAAAATGAAAACTGTTAAGGAAACAGAGCCAACCCCATGATTTCTCACGAGAGGCAGAGGAATACCTTTATCGTTTAGCTTATTAATGATTTCTTTTATTTTAGCAATCATTTAACAATCCTAAGTCTGGCATTTTGTCTTTCTTGGATAAGAGCTGTAAACTCTTCAGCAGTTAGACTAGTTTCAACACCTAAATCAAGCTGATCTTTGTGACGTAAAATTTTCCAATCCGAATCGTTAAGAAACTGTAAAGCTTCCTTATTAATCTTTTCTTGATTAACCTTATTAGTCAGGTCTTCAATCTCGTATTCAACCGAACCTTCATGATGAATAACTTGAGCCTCAACCGCCTCTTGGATGACGTTACCTTCCTCATCCAGTACAGCGTCTTGAGCTTCAATGACTTGATCATAAGCCTCTACACCCCAATGAAGTGATGACCTTAGTTCTAATAATTTAGCCTCAAGCTCTCTCATAGTTGGGAAGTCAAGCCAAGCATTACCATGAATGAGTGATTTAATATGTAAGCGAAACATTATTTACCTACCCTTGTGATTGAAATATGAGTGACACCAGCGTTACCTGCTTGAAGTCCAGCACCATTAAATGTAGCAGTTACGGCTGGTCTAACATCAATAAACTCACCCTTGTTTAACTTAATTACTGCACTAACTATACCAGCCAAGTTTCCAGTTGAATCATAACTTACCGACTTGTGAGCCACTCCATTTTTATAAGCAACAAGAAAAATTCCAGCAGTAACCTGGTCAGTAACTCCTTGAAGTGAATAAAATCCACTCTCTGGTGCAGTAAACTTCCAAACTCCAACCCCTGTTGTTACAGCATTGTGAGTATCAAACTCTTTGCTATCAAAGTTAATTTGGGTGTTAGCTGTTACTGATTGGTTAGCTGATAAGAAGTAAGATGCAGAGATTACCTCTGGAACAAATACTCCTGTAAGTGCAGGGTTTTTAGATGCTGTGAATGTAACGTAACCTGTAGATGCTTGAGAAACATCTTCAAACGTAAATAAATGAACGTTTGTTACTGTAGCATCAACCGCACCAGCATCAATAAATAATAGACCAGTCGTAGGGTTATAGTCTTTAACTAATGCTCCATACCCATTTGTTCCAAGAACGTAATAATCAAAGCTACCCTTTAGAAGTTGCCCAGCATTTTTAAATATCTCTAAAAGCTGACCACTGTACCCTTTGCCTACGTTCACAACAAACGTACTTGGAGTAGCCGCCACAGAAGCAGCATTATAAGCTCTTGCTGTAATCAAGAAACCATTTGCATTCATGTCAGCATCAGTCTGAGTAGGTCTAGTAGTTGTCTGAGTTCTTGTATTCGTATTAGCTGCATACGTAAATGTGATATATGTGCCAATTGGAGAGTTAGGTAAAGTAGCTAATGTATATAAAGCACTTGAGGCGTAAGTTAATGATGCAGTATCAGTACTGAATGTCTCAACCTCAGATAGAATTTGAGATGAGTTAGCTTTGGCGGATAATACTAATGATCCGTTAGCACCAGCACTTGAAACAGTTCCAGCGCTTGATCCAATTTCAATATATTCACCTGTCGCTAAAAACAACTCACCAGAAACAGTATCGCCTTGTCCAGTGTTATGCGTGGATGTTCCAGCCAAAATATTAACCGCAATACCATTCTTTCTTACGATTAAGCTCGCACCAGACGCAGAGATTAGTGAGTTATAATGAATATCTAAAGTGCAATCCTTAAGAGCAACTATCCTAGATGAAGCACCAGAGTTATCTACTGTAAAGATTGAAGACCCAGTTGTAGAAGTGGCAAGTGAGCTAATCTTAACTGGGAATGTAGCTGTAGTGTACGTTAAAGCTGTATAAACCGCAGTCTGTCTTTTCTCTTGAGGAATATCAATAAATGGAGTGACATCAACAGCTTCTACGTTAGGCTTGCCGACTTTAGAGATTGTGAATTTAACGGCATCATTATCCGTAGCCGCAGCTCCGTCGGTATGCGCACGAATTACATCGCCCTTACTAAGTCTTCCTTGCCATGATGCACATTCAATATCAATAACCCCTGTGGCAACAAGAGCTAAAACCTCATTGTTCGGATTAAGGGCTAAAGTAGATACGTTTGTTGATATATTGTTAGAGTTTAACGTAATACCAACCCTTACAGCGTTTTGATAGTCGGTATAACTGATGTTATAAATCCCATCCTCAAGAATTAAGAATGAGTCACCATTAATAGCACTTGGTATATAAGTTACATCTTTATCAAAATTCTCTCTAAGATTTAAAAACCTTCTAATCTTAGTTCCAACCGATCCGTAACCATTAGCTGTATCCAATCTAATGCTTGTATCTGAGTCAGAGAATTGAGGTAAAGTATTAGATACTGATACTTGAATTTCTTGAGCTTGGAATGTGATATTGAGAGAGTTTCTAATATCAGCCGTTGGGTTAACCCCTGCGAGAACTCTAACAACATCTCCTGCCTTAATAAATCCAGAATAGATAGCTTCAGTGAAGTTACCAGTTGATCCGTTTACGTTAATTGCTAAGGCAGTTTCTCCATTTGTTGCCGCTTGAGTTAGAGCATTCTTGGCGATATAGACATTTTGTCCTGCAACTGTAATGTACTGAGTTTGAATGTTTACAAGCCCCGATTTTAGGAACGTAATTTCTGTACCATTAGTCGCAGTATTCGTGTAAGTCAAATCTCCGCCACGAACCTTTGTTACGTTGTCAAATCTAACTACTTGCGTATTTGTTGTACCTCTAGTTGAAGCACCTTCAAATCTTAGCTCTGATGTTGGAATGGAGATTTTAGACTCTCCGTTAGTAACGATTTGTTTAAGTGAGCCTTGTTTTGAAATATTAATCCAGTGAAGTGTCGTGCTGTTTGATAAAGTTCCACCAGTAGCGTTAGCCCTGAATGATACAATATCACCAGCCATGAGGTTAATATTAGAAACATCAAACTTAAATTGTGCAGCGTTAGGAGAGTCGGAAACAGTTCTTAAAACTACTCCATTTACATAAATTCTAATAGCTCTTGTAGCTGCAGCAGTAAAAAATACTGATCCAGTAAAGTTATAAAGACCACTCTCAAGTGCTGTATATGTACCGACACCAGATAAAATATCCGATCCCTTACTTGAAACTAAGTTAAATGGGATATTAGTAACGTCTACCGTGATTACTTCTCCGTTATTACCAGCGGCAACAATCGCAGTATCCTCCTCTTCAATTAACGCAACATTATTCTCATAAGCATCAGCCAGTTTAATTACAACATCATCAAAGTATGATTCTGGTAATCCATTTTGAACTAAGGCATTGATGCGATAAACGAGAGAAGTAGTATTCTCAAGAGTAGTGAAAGTAAATTTCTGCTCTAATGACTCAGATGAAAATGAAAGTGTAGTTGTACCAGTCGCAGTAGCGTTAGCTGATAATGTTACTGTCAAAGCCCCAGTATTGACTGCCGTGATATAAGTACCAGTTGGAATACCTGTACCAGTGACTAATTGATTAACCTCAACAGTCATGATGTTAGCGTTAGTAAATCCTCCAACAGTAGCAGAACCAGTAGTCGTAGTTAGGTTAGCAATCTGTCTTGAGTTAGATTCAAGAACTCCTGAGTATAAAGTAGCTCCGAGTTGATCTTTAACTGATACTGTAATGTTACCACTAGAGGCAGTAGATTTTAGCTTAACTGCAAACTCTACAACCTTCTTTTGAAAGGCATCATCTAAAGGAATTGTACGCTCAAAGTATTGAGTTAATCCTGGGGTTGGAGTAGCTGTTTGATGAATGAGTCTAGCAGAGAAGTTATCATGTAAAGCATTTGCTGTTACAATTGCAAGTCCGACTTGGATGTAATCAGCTAAAACTGAAGTTTCAAAGTCATCGGTAAAGATAGTATCAAGATCTCCAACACCAGTACCTCCACCTCCTCCTCCACCCGGAATATTTACTGTAACATCATTACCAACTGCTGTAGCTGTAACTCCAGCTCCAACAAAGTTAATTGATTCTACAGTTCCAGTAATCGAAACTCCCTCGTCAAGAATTTCAACATTGGCAGAAGCTCCATCAACATAAGCTTTTGTAGCAGCATCTTGAGGATCAGTTGGATCAGCAACATCTTTAATTTGTTTATTTGAATTTGAAGTATGAGTAGCTGGGCTTAAAGTAAGAGAACCAGCAGACGACACTTCAGGAGTATTTAATTTAGTATTAGCATTGACTATTGGCGAGGTTACTGAACTTGTTCCAGTAATTGTATCAGCTGTAACTGAAGCTGGAGTAACAACGTCCCCAAGATCGCTAACTGTTACATTAGAGTCCTGAATAAGTTTGCCAGTAGTCCCATCAAATCTAGCAATAGCATTATCGGTAGCCATTGCTGGACCAACAACTTGTGTATCATTTTCAAGTTGAAGTTCAACTAAAGCATCTTGTACGTTATCTGATAAAAGATTTCCAGTTGGAATAACAGAAATAGCTGAAGCATCATGAGCATCAATCATGTCATTAATGTGACCTTGAATGTCGCCATCTAGCTCATTAATAGCAGATTGTACGTCTGTAGAAGAGATTGTTCCAAAAGGTATGTTAGAGATAGCAGAGGCATCGTGAGCGTCGATAGCATCGTTTATGTGCGCCTGAAGGTTAGCATCAGCAGTTGCAGCAGCAGCGTCAACGTAAGCTTTTGTAGCCTTAGCCGAAGGAATAGTATCATCCATTGGAGATACCATGTTAAGGTCTGTGTCAAGAACTCCAGCCTTAAGGTTATCTACCTCTAAATTGGAAATAGTATTATTATCAGCATCAATTGATTTATTAGTCAATGTCTGCATTTGATCATTAGTTATAACTTCATGAGGAGTTCCGCCAAGAGTAGTTTTAATTTTACTATCAGCTGAATCTACTTTAAGCTCACCATTAATCCCTTCCAAGACTTCGGTATCTGGCTTAATTACAATTCCTCTTTTAAATCTCTTTTTAGAAATCATATATCTCCTATTAAGTATTACTTACTGTTTTAGCTCTGAATCTAACACTTCCAGAATAACCTAGTCCGACTATGTTACTTGTTGTGTAGACGATTTGACCTGATGGCTGAATGTCAAAGTCAATTTGAGCATCGCCTTCAGTTTGAATAGTTATTGTCCAGTTTGATCCGTCGAAATTTCCCTCAATTTTTCCACTTTCAACAAATGATTGAACTGGCGAAGTTGTAAACCTTTCCACTAGAAATTCAGCATTAATTGCACGAACTGAAGCAGTTGAGAAGGAAAATCCTGGAATTGGAGTTGGAGTCATTACGTTATTGTTAATAACAGCAGTTGTGAGAGCGATGTCATTTGGTCCAACAATTGAAGCTAAACTATCAGCAACGGCTACAAAGAAATCTGTAAGTTCTTCCGCATATCCTGGGTTTGCTCCAGCTTCAGGAATCTCAAAATCCTGATTCCCTACAGTTACATTCTTTGACATATTACCTCACAGAAAAAGCCTATATTATATAATAGCGATATTACAGAGATTATTTTTCAATTTTATTAATTTATTTATTGACAAATTACAATATGTAATATATAATGCAATTACAGCTACTTATAGGAATCTATACTTAGCTTAATCCTTGCTAGGCATAGCCAATCCCTCTTCAGGTTATGCCTAGTTTTTTTAATAACTTATGAAAAAAAAGAATGATATAGTCCAAATAGTAGCAATATTAATAATTCCTGGGGCAATTCCAGCTATTTTAGGCTATAATTTAATAAAATATGTGCAAAAAAAGCTAGAAAAAGGAAAAAAGTGAACGATAATCTTCCTCCAATTCAAGTATGGGTAAGGAATGAGTTTCTTTATTGGGACAAGAAAAAAGGCTATACTTATGCTCATCTTATTTCTTGTCGAGCATTGCAGAATCAAGCCATTCAAATTAGCGTTTTAACTGATGATGGTGCGTTATTTACAGGTTTACCAGTCAATGCTATAGCTTTTAATGAAAAGGCTGAAATTAAGCCACTGGAAGAAGTTTTAATGTGGGATAACATTGGATCAGAAATTCAGGTTATTTGTTTTGATACATTAAGATATATGAGTTGCGTTGTTAAGACTTCCAGCAAAAAGCTTATTGAAGCTGAATATTTATTTACAATCGATTATATTGGCAATAACGATTTAAGTCGAAATTCCGAGCATTGGAAGCAGACTCATGCGCTTATGGGAAAAGACGGTAATTTATATATTTATCCCCAATATAGGATTCAGTTTAAGGATAAAGGACTTTGTTTTAATTCAAATAAAATATTAGGTAATTATAAATATAACCGAGAAACTTGGAAAGTAGGTAGTTAATGGGATATGACATTAAAGATGAAAATGAAGTTAGGTACAATAAGGATCGAAAGTCTGGAAAACAACCTAGTGACTTGAAAAATCTTAAAAGGTATGTTAAAATTATCGAAAAGTATAATAACTATACTCATGAATACTTTAAAGATTTCATGCAGAGTTTAATTCATCATTGTAGGAAATATATAGCTAGACTGGAGAAGTTCCAATTTGAGAAAGAGCGTGATGCTAATGAGTTTAAGGAATATAAAGAAAGATTTGAGAAATTAAAAAAGTAGGAAACATGAATAAACTAACTATATTGATTGGACCACCAGGATCAGGAAAGTCTACATACGCTAAATCACTTGAAAATTCTGGATATATTAGAATATCTCAAGATGATCAAGGTAAACAAGGTCATTTAGATTTATTTAAATCCAGCATGAATGCTGGTTCAGATATCGTAGTCGATAGAATGAACTTTGATAAACAACAACGAGATAAATACAGACTTGAAGCGATTAAAAATGGATATGATGTAAACTTTGTCGAGTTTGTAGTTCCTAGACAGATTTGTTATGATCGTTGTATGGATAGAGAAGGTCATCCTACAATTAATGGGATACTCGGTAGACCAGTTCCAGGGGATGAGTATTCTCTTAAACACTTTAAAGATACTATAGATACACACAAATCTAATTCTGCTACCTCAGCATTAAATACTTTCTTCTCTAGATATGAGGAAGTTACCGAAGAAGAGGGCGAAGTAATTAGAATCTCTGATAAATTTTCATCAAAGTCTGCAATAATGGTAGACATAGATGGTACGCTTGCTAATCTCGATCATAGACTTAATCATGTAAAAGGTGAAGGTAAGAAAGATTGGGGTAAGTTCTTTAGGGAATGTATAAATGATTCAGTATATGAAGATGTTCGAGGGATTTTAGAAATGGAATTTGAAGCCGGGACTGAAGTAGTTTTGTGTTCTGGAAGACCAGAAGATTATAGAAAGGAAACTGAAGAATGGTTAGCCAAGCATAATATCCCATATACAGCTTTAAAGATGCGCCCTAAGATTAACTATAAGTCTGACGATATTACTAAAGCTATGTTATATAGATACGAAATTGAACCTTTTTATAATGTTAAGTATGTACTTGACGATCGAGATCAAGTTGTGATAAAATGGAGAGAGTTAGGATTAAACTGTTTTCAAGTCAGACCTGGAAATTTTTAATATGAGTTTTATTGGAAGTTTTGCATTTTTAGATATAAAACCTTACTTCACTGGAGGATTTCATAATATTCTTCTTTATAGAAGCCCAGTGCAAACAATGTTATCTAAACAAGAAAAAACTGTATTTATATATAACTTCGATTGTGCTGAAATTGGATTATAGAATATGAAAATTTTAATTAAATCCATTGCAGGATCTCATTTATTTGGAACGAACACTCCTAGCTCTGATATGGACTACAAAGGGGTCTTTATTCCTAGTAATGATGATATTATTTTAGGTAATTATTCAGATACTATTAGATATTCTACAGGAAATGATTATTCTAAGAATACAAAAGACGATGTAGACACTGAGCTATATAGTCTTCGTAAATTCTTAAATATGATAGAAAACGGAGATACAGCAGCGTTAGAGTTATTGTTTACTCCAGATCAATTTATTATTGAAAAGTCAAAAGAATGGGATGATATTTTATCAATCAGAGAAACACTCGTCAGTAAGAAAATTAACGCAATGATAGGATATGCTAGACAGCAAGCCAACAAATACGGAATTAAAGGTTCTAGAATGGGAGAGCTTAATAATGTAGTTAAGATTCTCAAAGAATTAGAACATTCTCATGATTTTAAAGGAGCGAAACTAAAGCATTCGTGGAACGAACTTGTCGTAGCTTTTAGAGACTTTAAGTATGTAAACTTTACTACTTTACATCCTACTTCTACTTCTTCTAAGCCAGCAATTAATGTTCTTGGTAAAAGGTTTGATCAAGACACTCCTTTCCAAGTTATTACTAAGTGTCTAAATGATGAGTATAAAAAATATGGACAAAGAGCAAGAGAAGCTAAACATAATAACGGTATAGATTGGAAAGCTTTGTCCCATGCCATGAGATGCTTATATCAAGGTCAAGAACTACTTTCAACTGGAACTATTACTTTACCGCATATTGGTGAAAATCTTATTCGTTTAAAAAAGATTAAAGCAGGAGAGATTGATTACAAAGAGTTAGAGCCAGAAATTGAAGCTGGACTTGAGGAACTTGAAAGATTGTGTAAAGAAAGTACTTTACCAGAAAGATTGGAACGTATATACTTAGATGAGATATTGCTTAAGTTTTACAAAAGAGAGCTAAATGTTAAGTAGATTTGATAAATATGTGGAACAGGGACTTATCTCTAAAAAAATTTCTACTTGTGGAAAGCTTGTGTTATTTGATTACACTGAAAAGTGCCAATGGGAGAAAGCTTGGGACGAAGTTACACTAAATGCTAGAGGCTCTGTATATGAATTATCCACAGGCAATATCGTAGCTCGTGCTTTTCCTAAATTCTTTAATTTTTCAGAGCTTAGTCCCGAAAGACAGACTGAATTAATGTCCCAAAGATTTACTGTAGCCGAAAAAATGGATGGTTCATTAGGGATTATATATTTCTATGATGGAGAATGGAGAGTAAATACTCGTGGAAGTTTTGAATCAGATCAAGCTAAAAAAGGACTAGAGCTTCTTGAACCCTTTATGGGAAATCTTTCAATAAATAAAACATATTTAGTTGAGATTATTTATCCAGAAAATCGCATTGTTGTTGACTATAAAGGAGAAGAAAAACTTGTATTTTTGACATCATTTGATACAAAAAATGGAGCAGAGGATTCTCTCCATGCATTTGATTCAGAAGCTAAAACTTATGATTTTTCAGACTTGGGACAATTACAGAAAAAACTTAAAGAACTACCATTTAACGAAGAAGGCTATGTTGTAAAGTTTGAAGATGGAACAAGAGCGAAGTTTAAAGGTGATGAGTATGTTAAAATGCACAGAATTAAATCAGGATTATCTCCATTAACTTTGTGGGAATCTATGAAAGACGGAAAGGTATGCTCTAAGCTCATGGCTAGTATTCCTGAAGAGTTTTCAGATCCCTATAAAGAAATAGCTAAAAAATTAGAGAAAAACTACGAAGAATTAGAATACAATATTGGAATGTATTGTAAAAAAATATCATACGAAGCATTAAATAAAAAACAATTCGATCTACTTCCTGAAGATAGAAAGAACTTAGGATTGTACCTTAAAGAAAATGATCATCCTTATAATATTTATGTATTTTCTTTTTTTCTACAAAAAGGACTAGATGGACTAATAATGAAGGCGATTAGACCAACTGGAAATTTATTAATCTAAAAAACAAAGCCCCCTGAACGGAGGCTTTGCCACTAGATAGGTGTTTGAAAAGCTTAAGCTACTTTGATGTACTTGAGTACAGTCATTTTGCCCGGCGCGGATGTAAAGAGCGCCTGATCGCAATAACATCTTAATTCATAACCCATTGCAGAATCCATTTCTCTGAAGAATTTACCTTCCATTCCTGGCCTGTCAAAAGTGATGTCACTTGATCCAATTCTCTCAAGTTCCTTCGGTGGGAATACATAAGCATACCCTTCTTTAACGTAAAGAGAAGCGTGAACTTCGATCAATCCGTTTTGTCCGTGGAATACTAGTTTAGTTGTACCTTGCTCAAGCTTGTCAGAAGAGTACGACTGATCGTATTGTCTCTTAGCAGCTTGGTCAGTCATTAGCTTGTTCCAGTGTTTAGGGTTAACTAGAGCAACAACAGTTTCTTCAGTTAAGCCTTTTTCCATAGCAAGAGCGATAGAATCTTCAATCTTCTCGAAAGAGATGAAGTCAGCACCAGATGTAGCGTTTGTTCCAACTGGAACAGTGTTACCTTTGAAAAGGTCATGTTCAGCTGTATCAATTCCAAATAGTGTACCTTCAGAAGTGATGATCTTATGAAGACCAGCAAATTCTTTACCGTAAGCACCTTTGAAGTAAATAACGTCAGCAGCAGCATTTTCTGGATCAGCGTTACCAGTAACACCAGCTGGAACTAAATCAACTTCAACAGTCTTATTAGCAAGAGATGGCTTACTTACGTTACAGTAACCTCTAAGAACACCAGCTTGAGATCTGATTTCTAGTGGAGCGTTTTTCGATCCAGACCAGATACCAGCAGCCCATTCAGCATCACAAATAGAGATGATGTTTCCTGAAACAGATTTAACTTTAGCGATACCAACTTGACCATACATAAGTTGGATTTCAAGTCTTGTTTGAGTAGACTTGAGCATGTTTTGAACTAGTCTTTTTGTTTCTTGCTCAAATGCACCTTTCTTAGAAACTGATCTTGAAGCAGCACCAACAGAGATTGCAGATACGAGAACCATTTCTGATCCAGATACGTTAGCATTTCTGTTTGGAGTAGCAACAGCAGCGTTAAGAAGGAATGCAACACCTTCAGATCCACCATAAGTAATACCATGCTCTAATCCAAGAGTTACTGGTTGATTATATGATTGACCGAGTTGTTTTTCAGCAGATGAGAAATCAACCATAGAAAGAACTTTAAATCCTTCAGGTACTAGATCTCTGATCATTGGAGCATAGATTTCTTTAAAATGTCCATCTAGCGTTTGGACCGTGTTAACTTGTTGTGACATTGTGTTTTCCTTTGTTTAGCTTAAATTACTTAAGTTTAATGATAATTAGTAATACTGTATCGTTTGATACTGGAGTTGAAACTGAACCGATGACAATTTCGTTATCAACGATAGTATACTCAATAGCTTCTCCGTCTGTACCAAGAACTACCAATCTCTCTACAGAGTCAGCAGGAAGGTTAGCAGCAGGGATAGTGATTGCGTTAGTATCGAAGTTACCGATATTAGCAGCAGCATCTAAAAGGGTTACAGTTTTAGTTTCAATGTTCTGTAATCCTGCGTCTGTTAAGGCATATTTAGCCATTTTAATTTCCTTTGTTTTATCGTTACTATATATTTTCAATAATTCTTTCACTTTTGAGATATTTGAAGTCCGAGGATATTCAAAGTCTGTAAAAGCTATGCAAAATATCGATCACATATACTAATAATAGCGATATTTCAATACTTTATTTACTCTATCGCTAATAAAAATTAAATATTCCTTTAAAATCAACTAGTTAACTTACTTCTTTTTACCTAAGTTATTGAAAAATTCCCTACTTGAAATCTTTTTCTTTGGCTGCTCTTTACTGGAAGCAACAGAAGCAGTTGTAGGCTTGATTTGATTAAGTGAAGGTACTTTAGCAGGAAGCTTTGGAGCTTTCTTCGCCATCAGTCTTTCAATGTTTCTTTTACCGATAATAGCCTCTAATAACTCTTCTGGAGAACCATCCATAAGATCGCCAATTTCCTCTCTCCACTCTTTTTCTACCATTGGAATAACGTCTTCAGCTGTTGCATTTGGAAATCCATTGTCAATAGCCCAAAGTAGTGAATCTGCAATTCTTTTAGTAATGTGGCGAGTTTTAGGTAGAGTCTTATGAGCATCTAAAGCTGTAAGAATTTCATCTTCAATCTCAACAGCAGCTTGTTCTTGAAGTTTAGCAAACTCAATAGCTTCTTTCTCTTCTTTAAGTCTCTTAGCTTCTTGTCTAGCTTCTTCTAATTCTTTGCGAATCTTCTCTTGCTCAATTTGCTCAGGAGATTTCTTAAGCTCCTCAACTCTCTGTCTAAGTCTAGCTTCTGCCAATTGATCTGGATCAAGTCCAAGTTCAGCTAAAACTGAAAATGGATCATTCTTAAGTCTTCCAAATTCCGACTCAAACATTTTCTTAAGGTTATTAGCTTCTGCAATTGATTGACGAGCAGCAGCAGCTAGTTGTAGTTCATTCTTTAAAGTCTTCTCATCAGAAAGATCAATCTCTTTATCAATAACTTTTCCATTAACTTTTAGTTGGAACTTCTTGATAAGATTTTGAACTTGCTTCTCTGATGCGCCATTAGCAAGAGCTGTTTCTACAGCATCTTGTAATTGCTCTCTTTCTGTTGGCTGAGAATCTTGTGATGATTCTTCTTGCGAAGCTTCTAGTGATTGATCTCCTTCTTGGGAAACTTCTTCACTTACTACTTCTTCTGATGGTACTGAATTTTCTTCTGACATAAATACTCCTTGCTAGTTTGTATATAGCGAGTTGGCAGTCTCGTTATTGAGATATGCCTATTAATTATTTATTTACTTTTTATATTTCTTAGCTTGATCGGTAATTACTTCACCGAGATTCTTATCTCCAATTAATCTATCCGAAAGCTTCTTAAATATTGAATCTTTATTAACTGGCTTTTTTTCTTTCTCACATTCACAGTTAGCAGACTCTTCTCCACATTCTTCACATTGGGAAGGCATATTAGGAACATCTCTTCCAATTTGTTGCCAAAGATTCTTTTTCATTTTTTTCCTTTAACTGCTTCTTTAAGTTTAGCAAATCTCTTTTTTGGAGTAGCTTTAATCATCTCTTCAGCTACTTTCTTAGGAACTCCTGTGTCAGTTCCATTTAGAGTTGCGTACATAAGACGTTGCTGTTTTTTCGACTTAATAGGCATTGTTACTTCCCTTTTTTTCCTTTACCTTTTCCGCATTTCTTTTTCATAAAATCTCCTATGAATTTTTTATATAAGGAACGTCATAATAATCTTCGTTATCTATATAGTTCCATTCATAATTTGTTCTATTTGGTTTTCCTTTTCTTATATACTTACATATTGTTGTAGAGCTAAATCCATCTAAAGCAACATCTTTCAAACTGTTATATATCTTAATTTCTCCAGTAGTCCTATCCAATCTACTAACTCTTCCTCTATATATTGTAGTTTTTCTTTTTTTACTATCTTTATTCGCATACCTAATATCATATCCTTTTAATTTTCTATAAAATGTAGTACCATTTAAAATCTGAGATACTTTAATTGGACATATTCCAAAATCTTTACAATCTGATATACATTCTAGTTTAATTATGTTTCCATTTTTTTCTAAAATAATAGGTATGCTTGTTACTTTTTTAGCTTGTATAGTCATTAATTTTTGTACTTCTTTATTTAGCTTTCTTTTTTTAAGAATATCTTTAGTTCTTTTGTGAACTTTTTGTCCCAATGCTAGATTATAGCCATTAGGATGTAGACTATTATATTTATGAATGTAAAATATTTCCATATAATTTAATTCGGATTTGCTATTTGCTCCACCAATTTCCTCTACTGTAAAATTATTATTTCCGTATTTTCTTAGTGCATTATGAAATACGGTAGTACTTCCATTATTTGCATCTCTTTTATGTTTTTTAAATCTACGAAATATAGATAATATAGTTTGACCTATATATATTTTTCCATTAATGTTATTAGTTATTTTATAAATAAACATTAAGTATTCCTTAAAAATAATTCACTAGGAGTTGTAGGCTGTTCTGGTAATATAGTTCCTGATCCTGCTGGCGTCGCCACATTAGGTAGATTTAGTTGTTGATTTACCGAAGCATCTTGAGATATTGTATTTTCAAGAGTATTTATAATTTCAGATTGACCTTGATTATTAGGCTGTTCTGTTTTTAAATTATCTAAAGAATTAGGAGTACCATTAGATAATGGCTGCTGTCCGAGCATAGATAAAATATTAGCAACATTTGGATCAGACAATAAATCAATATGTTCTTGAATGTGAGCAAGAGTTCTTTGAACTAACTCAGCATCCATACGTAAATCTGGATCAGCAATAACAGCAGCGTGTTCTCTAATGTGAAGAGAATGGTTATCTGTTAATACTGCCATAACTGGAAGAGTTCCATCAATTAGACGTTCTCTTTCGGCTCTAACAAGTAGTAACTCTTTATTCTGACCTTCAGTCATCGTTTCAAGTTTACCAGTGTTAATAACCGAGATATATTGCTCCGGAGTAGTAATAATTCCCATCTGCATCATTTGAGATGCCATTTCAACTCTACCAGCAGTAGTCTGAGCAAGGGCATTACCAGCGTTTACGATAACTCTATTAATAGACGATAAGTCATCGTTATTAAATTCTTTCATTAAAGTAGCATTAGATTTACCAGCAATATTTGCTACTCTTGGAACTTTGGCAAATGACTTAAGCATATCGAAAAGATTTGTTCCAACATCTTCAATAAGCTGAATATAAGACTGTTGTAGTCCAGAAATAAATTGTAATGCTTGTGATTGGATAAGAGCTAATGCATTACCAGATTGAAGAGACTTCTCAGGATTACCTCTAGCTACTGAGTTAATACCAGAAATAGTTTCCATGGCATTTTCAAGCTGCTTAACAAAGTTGAAAATCTCAGCTGGAGTATTTGTTAGATTTAAAGGAATTGGAGGATTAAATCCAGGATTACCTTGGATAAAATTCATTCCACCTTGAATCTGCTCAACTCTAATATCCGAACCTCTTTCTGAATATACGTTCTGCACTCCAAAGTTAGATTGGTTAGTTAGAATAGTTGAGTAAAGTGAGTTTACTGCATCCTGAAGTGGCAATAGATCAAACATTGAAGTATAACCAAAAGCTGTACCTAAAACTTCTGAAGGAGTAATTCTAAAGATTGGAAGATTTTTATATGGAAGAACTGTATCACTTAGAATAATATCTTTTGATAGATAGATAACATAACGACCTCTTGGTAGAGCTTCCGTTGGCTTATGAAAGAACTCATAAACTGGAACATCGTATGTTTTGTCAAATGGAGTAATTGACATTGTTGAGCCGTAAATTTCATCTTTAGTCTTAAGAGCTTTAATGTCTTCAGCTAAGTCGGGATATTTTGCAGCTAAATCAAATTTATTTTTAAATGATCGACAAAGTTGCCAATCGTGTTTTGAATTGTTACGAGAAGAGTCAAATACAACGTCAAATGGAGATAATACATCAAACTCAACATCACCCTCATAAATTGGAAATGCTGATATTTTTTCAATTAAGTCTCCATTTTCATCAACAGCGTAAACTGGAGTACCATCAAAATCTAGTACAGGATCACCATTTTCATCAACTTGAATTTCATACTCAGCCGGAATTTCTCCACGAATCTCGCCAGTAGTATCGTTCCAAGACATTTTAATAAATCCAGAACCCATTACAATAGCGTATTCTACGGCTTTCTTTAAGTCTTGCTCAAGTCTTTTTTCTCTCATATAATACTCAAGAAGACCGTTGGCAAGGTTTGTTTGAATCTGGGATTTAGCGTCTGTATTAATTGATCTAGCTTCAAAAGCTGGACGAGTAGAAGTAACCATTGTTAACATGTGTTCAGCAATGTTACGATAGTGGTTTACTGCTAAATTAACTAATTCGCCAGTTTCGCCACCATAAGAAATAGCGTGACCATTTTCGTAATATATGCCATAATAAGAAAGCCAGCTTCTTTTGATTTTGTCAATGTAGTTAGTGTCGATGAGTCCGTCAAACCAGCTACCAGACTTATGCTCCAGATAACTTACTAAATTTTCAGGAGTATCGTCCCCAAAATATAAACTTTCATCTCTTAGCATTTGACTTTCCTTTAGAATTGGCTATACTATATAATAGCGATATTACAGGATTTATTTTCCTTATTTCTTTTTAAAAGCACTTTTCATCCAAGATTTCAAGTCATTTCCATCACTTGAGTCATTTGGCTTAGTCGAAACATGTACGTTATTTCCTTGCAAACTATTGTAATTTAAAGGATATGGGTTCTTAGACTTAATAACATTTCGATGTAAGTAAATTAAAGCAGCCAGAGCATCAGCGTGACCACCCTTAATCTTGCCACTAGGAGAATCTTTCAAGTTTTTGAATTTACTGCGATTCTTATCCCATTCAGCAAATTTCATGTGGTAAATTGTATGCTCACACTTGGGATGTACTATTATTTTATGCTGGGAAATTGCGACATCAAGGGAATTGATGGCAGCTTCTCGATTGTCTTTTCTTGTTGGGATGAATATAATACCATGATCTCTTTGTAAGTCGGTAAGTAGAATTAGGTTATTGTTATCTGCAATCCTCAAGTATGGAGGAATAGCTTCCATATCAATTGGATTAGTCCATAGTTCTTTTTCTTTTTCTTTTATTAAATTTGCTATTTTTTCAGTATTAACATCTTTTCCAATAATGATTTCATCTTGGATAACTGTAGTGGCATTTAGATAATCATAATAACCAAATAAGATGGCAGTTAAGTCTGATCCTCCAATATCCATAGAAACATAACAGTCTTTAAACTTTGGAATTTCAAATTGATCTGTTACTATTACTTTTTCATTTTCAGTGCTAAATGATGGTAATATAGTTTGATCTGCTGATCTGATTACTTCACATAAATATTCTCTTCTAAAGTAAGGATCTCTATCTCCAGTAGGATATTCCGAAAGGGCTTCTTGTATAGCTTCTGCATTTAAGTTAGGATTATCGAAAATAGTGAAGACTTTAATTCTACCTTCCGCTTGATAAGGTAATACCCAATCCTGAATAAACTCATGATTTTCTGATCTTGATGGAGTAGAAATTAAGATAGTTCTTCCTCCTGTTGTTTTTGTAGTCGGACCGAGTACGGATCTAACGCCATACGTTAAATCAAAGACGAAGCCCGCCTCATCTAGGATGTTTAAATGAGAATCTCCTCCTCTGAGGTTTTCTATATTTCCATTATCAGTTCCACTTATCTGAATCTCACTTCCATTATGAAACCTAAATACCTTATCAGCAGTCATGTATTCTGGTAATATATCTTTAGGACAATCTTCGACTATCTTTCTCCAAACTGGTAGAAGCATTTTTTTTGCCATGTTTTGTTTAGGAAAAGCATACTTAACAATAGACCCCGGCTTTTGAAGACATGTTTCTATTGCCATAGTTAACATAAGAAATGTTTTACCAATTCTCCTACTTGATAATATTACGCTAATTTTATTAGAATCATTAAGAATATTAGCTTTCATTATTTTTTGTGGCTCTTTTAATTTCCAATCTAATATCCCAAGCCTCCACAAATTATCAATCGCCTGTTCTTTACTTAATTCTTTTTTCTTTTTCATAAATCTAACTTCCAAGATTCATTATCGTAAGTTCCATCAAATTTATTATTTTTTGAACAGTTATATTTGTTTTCTAATATCTGCAAATTCCAAGGAACGTGAAGTCCACATACATCTTTATTATTTAATGGTACAATGTGATCTACGGTGTACTTTCTATAACCAGCCAATTTATTTAGTTGTTTAACAATAATAGAATATTCTGCGGTTTCGTTTTTTAATTCAATAGGTAAATTAAGGCATTTTGATCTCTTTGAAGAAATCCTTCTCATAGTAATTCTAGTACATAATTCTCTATTCTCGTTCTTATATTTTTTATTATAAGCTTTTACTTTATCTGGATTCTTTTGTCTCCACATTTTTGTAGTTAAGTTTCTTTTTTTTGAAAATTTTTCTTTCCACTTTAAGTTAAATTTTCTTAATTTCCCATACTCTCTTTTCTTCCTAAGAACTTCATCTCTATTCTCTTCCGTGTATTTTTTTACTTTTAGTTTTATTTTTTCTTTATTTTTTTGGTAATATCTTTTAGAGCTTAATTTAACACTTTTCTTATATTTTTCTCTATCCTTACAACAAGTTCTACATTTAGTGGAAACTCCAAAAATTATAGAAGAATGTTTACTAAATTCTGATATAGGCAAAAACTCTCTACACTTAGAACATTCTCTAGCTACCAGCTGATTATCCTGATTAAAGCCTAAAACAAATCCTCTGTTGCTAACTCTTTCTATCAGTATCACTTCTTATCTCCAGTTACAATACTAAGAAGCTCTCCGACATCAACCTTATCTTTTTTCTTTCCTTTACTAGCCTTCTCTGGCTCCTTACCTCTAGCCAATAAAAGATTTTTATGTAACAGATCAAGCATCTTAACATCATCTGGTAAAAGTCCACCCTTATCAGAGATTTCTTTTAGCTTATTAATTTCCGACACACAAATTACTTCAACTGTATTTACATTGGAAAAATCTATCTCATCAATAAGATCGTTTTCCTTTAATATAGATTCATAATTCTTCAGCTTAATTTCAAAATCAATAATTTGTTTTTTAAGCTTGACAATTTCCATTGCTTGTATTTCTGGATAATTTTTAATATCGTCAGACATAATTAACCTTTAAAAAGTTATTCTACTTTTTTCTTTAGTACCGATAGTGGTAACTTTGGTTGATGATAAGTTAACTCCGCTTAAAGAATCCCTAAGCTGGGTAATCTCTTTATTGACCTCTAGCGACAAGTTTCCAATGTCTTTTTTATGGTCAGATTCTAATTGATTGACTTTTGATTCTAATTGTGAAATAATAGTAGAATAATCTGGAGACTCTTGCTTAAATAACCATTGCTGATAAGCAAATAGAAGAGAGCTTGCCACTAGTCCAACAGCTGATCCAATACTGTCTGGATTAAAAGCGCATAACAATAGAAATAAAAATAGAGATAGAACTGGAACACAGTCTAAGAACTTTTTCATGATTTTCTCCAATGTCGATAATAACTCAGCTATTGTATGATTATTATTCGAGTTGTTTACTATATAATAGCATTATTCGCTAATGCAAAGCGTTATTTCTTTAAATAATCAGATAAGGCACGTTTTCTTTTACTAATTTCTTCCATGCCATCATCAATAATATCAGGAGACTTTTGTTCTCCTATTCTATTATATCCTCTTTTGTCAGCCGAAGCTGGAGAGCGCATATAATCTTGATTAGCTTTTGATTCAGCAATCATCATTTTATCATCCATAGGATTACCAGCCGACTCAGCCTGATCTAATACTGGAATAAAGTCCGAAGCCGAGGCATCTTCTGAAGAAAGTGCTGCTGCCAAAGCAACTGGAGCAATTCCTTTGAAAGTTCCAGACTTGAGCATTGATTTAAGCGCACCTAACCCAAATGACCCTTCTCTTAATTTTGGAATTTCAGCATGATGACCTTTAAGTAGCTTCTCAGCCAAATCTGCTGAATCTGTATTAACATTAATAGATGAGTCTTTGAAGGCTTTTCTTAAATCTTTGTTTTTAAGATTATTATCAGGATTTTTTCCAAGAATATCTTTATCGTATTTGTGAGCAGACTCATGGAGTAGGGTAGAAGTTGTTTCAAGTGGCGATCTTCTGACTGTATCCTCATCCAAAGAGATGATACCAGTGACAGGATTGTAAGATCCCATGGAGTTTTCCATCTTTCTTACTTGAATCTCACCTTCTGGCAATTCTGGGTAACGCTCTTTCACTAAATCTTGGAGAAAGTTCTCAATTTTAGCTTTTGATGCGCCTTTTTGTGGAATTGGAACGCCAGTTTGCTTTAATACTTCATTGGCAAGCGTATCTTCAGCCAAATCTCTAGCATTTAAAGCCTTATCATACAAAGAACTCGACTGAGGAAGGTAATCATCAGCTTGGTAAAGCCCAGATTTAACATCCTTAGCGTATTTTTCCAATATGGAGCGTCTTAATTTACTGTCCATTAATCTTTCTTCTTGGTATTTTCATACCTTTCGAGTAATCTTCGACCCTTAGCGGCTAATTTGGCGGCATCTTCCTTATTTTGAGGAACAGGCTCACCCCAAGCGGCGGCAGAAAGGGCTAAACGTGTCGGTTCGCCCGATTCGTTTTTCATCGGACCACTAGGATTGGTGAAAAAACGAGTCAAAAAGCTTCCTTTTCTCCTCATCTTATCTGGAGTGTCTGCTGCTCCCTTGACTCCTGGCTTTAAATTTCCACCAGTTGCCTTATTATACTTCTCTCGACCACTAGCCGTCAGTCCGCCTTTAGGATTCTTATCTTCTTTTTTTAAGCTTAATGCTTTATTTAGCTTTTTAAATCTGCTCATATATTATATAATAGCAATAATACAAGAATTAATTTACACAATGCAAAAAAATATTTTACTATAATGATTATGAAAACAAAAAAAGCCTTACCCCAAGCCTATGTAGTAACTGAATTAGCCGTATGGGTGTTGGATGACAGCCAAGAAGACATCGAGTATCTAGCAAATAAGCTTGCCAAGGCAATGAACTCAGCTTACATGTTGGAGGCTTTCAACAACATTCCAGCTGAAGAAGATGAAAATTAGAGGCACTAGTGTCAGTATCTAGCAAAATGGCTTTACAGATTGTTTAAAGTGTGCTATAATGACACCTGAACTATTGCCACTAGTCCTGACAACTAACTATTAATAAACGTAGCAGGAATTGAGAGAACATGACACCTGAATGTACTGAAACTGAGGAAAAAATGACACCTGAGGTATTTCCAGACTGGGAAATAGTTAAAGTAGTTAGTTTGGGGTCAAAGACTAATTTTCGCTTTATATACTCAAATGACAATACTGCTCCAGTTATCATGAATTTTCCTAATTATGACGAAGGGTTACGTTACTTGGAAGCACTAAATCATCCAATATTACAAAAGCTGGGATTAGTCCCAATAGGTTACTAATGGAGCAGTTTATCTTGGAACTATTTAAAGTTATCGACCAAAAAGATGACAACCAATTTAACCACTCCCAAACTAGAAGAAAGTTACTTAACCAGTGGCTTGATAAGTGGCTACTAGAGGTCGAATCTAGCCAACTTATAATGAACCCTAAACACATGACAAGTGAGTTTAAAGACTTTATCTTAAACAAACTAGCCAGTGAATGTAATGAGGAATTAATTGAAGAAGTCATTGACTTTAAAATGACAGATAGAAGGATTGAGGGCAAAATGTTTGCCATTAGAAAACAGAAGGTAGGAAATGAAAAAGACAAGAAAAAAGGCTAATAAAGGTGGCAGAATCATCTCAGGAACTCTTTTCATAGGGGACCCTGTGTTCATGTCAGCTCCCAGTGAAATGCAATTAGACGCCAATGGTGAGCTTATAAACGCTGTTGAGCCAGATAAGTATAACCCATTTAAAAGACGAGAGGATCTGATCGATAAGTTACATGAAACTGGTGACTTAGAGTTAGAAGTAGACCAGGACTATCCAGGTAGAGGATGTCTGCTTGTTGTCAATGGTTTATGGGATGGTAAGTTTACAGTTAAGAAGTCAATTGATAAGACTAGTGGCAAGATCAAGAAGGTGACAATTGAGTTCAAATAATAGAATAGATGAGCTTAAAATTCAAATATTTGAATACTTTGTCCTTAGTAGGAATAAGGAAGGTATGGAGAAATTTAGCCTAGAAAATAGGTACTTTACTATTTACATGGAATTACTTAGTCTGTCAAACGATGTTACATTATCCAATAATATAGTTGATGAAGTTAAGCTAGAGTATGAGAATCATAGAAGAAAATATGATGTGATTTATAGGTTGTTGTATGACACTTGATTGGTAGAATGGAAAATATATATTCTGGCATATTCCCCCTCCCATTCTCTTTCAAAAGTACCCTACCCCCTATCAACCCTCCAACCCATTACAATCATTATATCACACTGTACCGCTACCTGTCAAGTCCTAGTCGTCTACAGGCTTGCCAGTAGCTCTCACTGGTAGGTAACATTCTACAAGTTTACCAGTAGTGCTGACTGTTATCATCCCCTCTGATAGTATCTTATCACATTGGGAAAAGATTGTTAGCCATTTCCTCTCTAGTCATTGTTATCCTCGCCTGATGACTATTTAAGCTTCCAAGTGATATAATAATAACCACCTCTCACCTCATGAGAAATATAAATCATTTTGTCGTTTTCTGAACCGGGCCACGTTGAGTGTTGAGTTTTTACTATCATTCTGTCCCCCTTGTTTAGTTATACTGTTATTATAACATGGTGCAGGATGACTGTCAACTACTATTAGTTTTTTTCCAATTGGGGAGAGTGGCTTGACTAGGTGCAGTATATCATTAGTTGGATGCAAGAATTATGCCAGTAAGTAGTTGATTGTTGGAAGGGGAAGATTAAGGTAAGTGAGATAAGTTGTTGTTTTCTTTCTCTTCCATTGCTTTTCTCACTAATCTCTGCTATCATCCAATTAACCTTGGATATCAAAAAGGAAACTATATGCTAAGAAACATTTATATTGGAACGATCTTAACAGTAACCTATGTCTTTCTTTTGAATTGTCCTCAGTAACCCTTCATTTTAGACAATAAAGTACCTATAGGGACTGAAGTCTCTATGTTTACTTTATTCCTTGGAAGGTACTCAACTAATTTCCCTCAAGGCTTATGGTCGTTTAGCTATCTCTAAACATGGCAACTAGTCGCATTCATCTAGTCACTTCTTAGGGCTTTCCGCTTGAGTCTACTCGTTGACGTTTCTCAAGTGTCCACTGGCTTCCCAGAACGCTGGACTAGGTCGGCTTGCTTAACCTCTATTTCACGGTCCCAAAGCTTATACTATATTATAGCGATAATTCATTAATAATATCCGAACTTATTAAATATTTATTTATTTTGTTGACTCAATGAGTTATTTTTAGTATAATCTAATTAACCGAGGAGATAACATGAAAGAACTTAATAATTTATTAATTGTTTTAAATTCAACTAATGGTTTAGGTTTTAAGTATCCTATTGGAAACAAAGAACTAACAATTAAAGTAAGACAACTAGAAAGCGATGGTATTATTAAATACTGCTCAATAGAACAAAAGTGGTTCAAAAGGTCAAATAAACTTTCTAAAGGATTAAAAGGATAACTTATGTTAACAGTCAAACAATTGAGAGAATCTGATATCAAGTCGCTTGATGATCTGAAACCATATATTTATTTTTTATGCCGTAACATGATAAAAATGAGTTATGGCGAGTTTTCAGCGTATAAATCAGCTATTGAGCGTAAATCCAGAGAGCTAGGAATTGATTATCAGGAAATCAATAGGATAGCTGAACAATATCAAGTTTATGGTTATTAAGCTTTTTTGTTGCATTCTATAACACGAGGCATTATAATTAATTATATCGAATAACAAAGGGAGTTTTCCATGAACTTAAACGAATATAAAGATTTAATTGAATCAAAACTTGATATTAAAGACGCTTTACTAGTTGATGAATCTAAGATTGTACCGAATAAGGCTAAACTCACTAAAAAAGCTATAAAGGATCTTATGATTGATGATCTTTTCGAGTATCACATGGGAAAACTTGTTTTTAAAAATAGACTAATGAGTTTTGTTGCCGAGATCACTGATCGTAAAGTTTTAACAGGTCATTATTTTTTCGAGTTAAGATAAGTAAGAACTTAAAACAAAGGAAACTTTATGTCAAGCGTTTCGGTTTGCTTTAATAAATTAAGAAAAAGAATTAAAGTTAATGACAATGGTTTTCATAGAGTTGACGATGTGGCTTATCATCTATTATGTGGACAAGTATTAAATAAAAACGCTATTTTAGAGCTTTTAAACATGCCTGATGACGAGTTTCTGGAATGTTTAGAAAATGCAAACAATATTCTGGATCTTTAAATAATTATTGACGCATTGCTTCAAAACTGATATAATAAATTAACACTTAACAAAGGATTATATATGACAAGACATGAGCTTAGACTAAAAATTGAGGAACTTGAAAAGAAAGCGGTCATTTATTCTGATCGGGATCGTGAGAGATTTAATGAGATTTTAAATCAAATTAGAATTCTTGAACTTGAGTTGTTGGATGTCATGAGTCAAGATTACTTAATTAAATAAGGGGAAATTATGAATATTGACAAGCAAATTCTTTCTAATAAAGGCAAATTAATGCGAATTAGGTCTTACAAGTTAGCTGGGGTCTATTGGCTTGAAGTGGCGAGGTTTTCAGAATCTCAAGACCGCTGGACCGATTTTAAAGAGAGTTGTCATCCAGATAAAGCAAAAATGAGAAAACTAGTCGAAAAATGTGAATATTATTTACAAAATGATATTATTTGGTAAAAATTAGTGATAACATAAATTAACAAAAGGATAACAAAATGAAAACAATCGGTTTATTAGTGGCTAGTTTGACTTTAACAGTGTTTTTAGTTGGATGTGCCGTCAAGTCTACTCAAGAAACAAAAGAGCGTTATAATCGAATTATAAGAGAAATAAAATAATTGTTGACTGATTTAATGCGATGCAGTAAGATTGATTAAGACCAAAAACAAGGGGAAATTATGAAACTTACTAAAAAACAAAAACTAGAACTAATCAGAGATAATTATAATAAGTTTGGAATTTATTCGGTAAACGATATCGAAAGAAGACATAAAGGTTATTGGTTTTCTCCAGACACGATGAGATTTTTTAAGTCAAAAGTTTATCAAGATGTTTTCGTTTCCAATAGTGGAAAAGTTTTCTTTGTGTCAAGCGAAAAATCTGGTTTTGGTGATGATACTAGAAAATTCACTGTAAGAGTCTATGATATTAAAGCCGATTCTATTGAAAATGGCGGAGAGTTTTTAGCTTATGAATCAAAAGCTAAGGCAATGACTGAAGCTTTAAATCTAGCCACAAAGGATGCTTAAAATGGCAATATTAATGGCAATTTTAGCCGTCAAAGGTGCATTCTTAATTTCCCCAATATTGGGATGGACTTTACTTATTATGATTATTTTTGTTGACTAGAATTAACGCATAATGTAAAATGAATCAAGACAACAACAAGAGGGGATAAAATGAAATTCAGCAAAAAACGTAACCAATATGAAGCTTCAAATGTAACTTTCGATGCTGAAAAACTAGAGGCATTTTCTTATAAATGGTGGAAATTTGTCACTATCGATAATGGTTTGGTTGTTTTTAATAACTATAATTATTCACCAAGTACATTAAAACATCAATCAAAAGTTAGAAAATTGATGAATGACTTAGGGATTAAAATTGACATGGTAGTTTACACTAGACTAAGCTTAGATCAAGATGGTTGGAAAGCAGATGCCGCTAAAAACTTACTTGAGAAAAAGGGAGAAATTATAAAACAGCTTAGTAACTCTAGGCGAAAAAAGAGCTTAGATGAACAAAGAAAAAATCAAATTGAAAGTATTCAAGACGATCTTAAAGAGTTTAGTAAGCTTTCAAATTGTATTGAAGTCATTCACGCATTGATTTAAAAAAGAGGATAATATGCAACAAATAGAATACAAATATAGTTCTGAAATTTCTGTCTACTTCTATCCCATTGAGAATGGAAAATGTGAATATTATTGCCAAGTTCACGATTTTGGAAATCTGGACATGTTTGATTATGGGAGAGTTAGTTATCAAGAATTGCAAGATATCTTAAAATATCCGACTAGTTATGCTAAACATTTTAGAGGATAGCAAATGGAAAACATTATAAATCTTTTTAAAAACCATTATGAAGACTTTACCAGTGAGAAAAAAGGTCGCTTATTAGTGCTTAAAATTGGTTTAAAAGAATTTATTATTTGCGACGAGTCAGATCATTACGTTGTCGATTCAAACGCTGTAAAGAGCTTTAAAGCTAAAAATGAAAATGAACTATTGGCTAAGTTTTCCAAGTATATTAAGAAAGATTTAAATATTGTGGAAAAAAAGCCGATAAATGAATCAACTTACATTTCTCCGATTGATTTTGATTTTGTCAGAAAATTCGGAATGTCAAGTTATTTAGTTCTAGAATGTTTAAAAGAAAATAATATCATTTCCAATAAAGAGATTGCTTTAAAAATTGGAATGAGTTTAAGACAAGTCTCGACAATCGTCAGAAATTTGACAAGAGAAGGGTTACTAACAAATGCTAAAACTTATCAAACAGAAAAAGGTAAACTATTAGTACATTAGGAGATTTATGCAAAATTTAAACCAAAAACTCAAAACTGGAAAAAGCTTATCAGTCGGAGAGGTCAATTTTTTATCCAATCTGGAAAAAGATAACAAGTCAATTTCTGGACTAATCGAAAAGTTTATGTCAAGATTTATTATTAAGAAAGGCAAAAAATGAAAGTTTACAAGTTAAGCTATAATAAATTTTTCTTATCTGGAATTTTTAAAGGTCAATGTTTGCCAATAGTTGAAGAAATTAGAGATCAAAGGTTAGCTTTTTTGCGTTATGAAAAGGTCAAGAAAGATCAATTCTTTGATTTATCTGGAAATCTTTGTAAAGCTGATAATATTTCATTGACAAGTTTTTGCGATGTGCTAAAATGAATTAAGAAAAGGGGAAAATATGCAAAAGAAATATAAAATAAGAACTGATTTGAAAATTGAAGTATTTGGAAAAACTTTATACAGAATTGAGGCTTTAGTTGATTTTCTTTTTGTAAAAAAGGGAGATTTAGGCGGATACGTAGAATCAGAAGATAATTTAAGCACTAGTGTTTATGGTAATGCTTGGGTTTATGGTAATGCTTGGGTTTATGGTAATGCTAGGGTTTGTGGTAATGCCAGTGTTTATGGTAATGCCAGTGTTTATGGTAATGCTTGGGTTTATGGTAATGCTCAGGTTTATGGTAATGCTAGGGTTTATGGTAATGCTCAGGTTTATGGTAATGCTTGGGTTTATGGTAATGCTTGGGTTTATGGTAATGCTTGGGTTTATGGTAATGCTAGGGTTTGTGGTAATGCCAGTGTTTATGGTAATGCCAGTGTTTATGGTAATGCTAGGGTTTATGGTAATGCCAGTGTTTATGGTAATGCCAGTGTTTATGGTAATGCTTGGGTTTATGGTAATGCTCAGGTTTATGGTAATGCTAGGGTTTGTGGTAATGCCAGTGTTTATGGTAATGCCAGTGTTTATGGTAATGCTTGGGTTTATGGTAATGCTCAGGTTTATGGTAATGCTAGGGTTTGTGGTAATGCCAGTGTTTATGGTAATGCCAGTGTTTATGGTAATGCT